AGACTCAGGAGACGCAATGCAACTCCGAGAGCTGCGGTGAATTTAACGGATCGCGGATTGTTTAGTTCGCCCTTGACCTTTGGGGTGCCGCCTAATGGTGGTACGAGAAGAGTGCTGGGAGTTACGGGGGCCAGCCGCCGCAGAAGGAGAATATAATGCCCAGACATACAGTTAAAGAACGCAAGAAGAGAAAGATTAAAATTGGCCGCAAGGGTCGGATCAGAAAGATTAAGAGAAAACCGAGAAGATAATGCCTTTAAAGAAGGGCAGTTCCAGAAAGACCAATGCCTAAAAAAGTCACAAAGAGGCAGCAAAGATTTTTGTTTTCAAAAGGGTCTCCATTGACTAAAGTACAGAAGGCTAGATTGGCCAATGAACTACGGAAGAAAAGAAGAAAGAAAAAAAGATGATTGGCGCAGATACACAGTAGAAATTATGGTGCGGTTTATATGGTCCCCTCCTTGACCGCACCTCCTTATTATGGTGGGGGTTAAGCCGTGGAGGTCACCGCTCTTGGAAACTCGATGTGGTTGTGAAGCGGTCAGGGAAACCGTCCCCGCCCACCTCTCTCTGACGGGGCCTTCGGCCATGAGAGCAACAGAAGAAGACTTTAAACAAGCATGGATATCGGAGGCCCCTACTTAAAAGGAATTATTATGGATATAGAACATACTTACCCACATGTAGGTGAACCCGAAAGAAACATCATTGAAGGCATTATCATGTTTGCCCAGATCAATACTGGGTGTCTGGACTGTAGTAAGAACATTCCATGGCATGAAGACTTTGTTAATATCAGACTAACTCCTCAGATTTATGGAACTATTTACAACAATCCTGTTGGCAAATGGACAAAAGATGTAGAAGTAAATGGAACCCCCACTTCTGACAGCGAATCTTTCTTTGACGGTTCTATTTACGGAGTTTTCACATGAGCAATACTCCTGTAAATGAAAATTATCAACTTCGCGGTCCCCAATATGACTTTGAGGTAATTCTGCCGGAAATCTGTTCCGAATACATAAATTCCGACAAATCTATAAAAACTATATTATCCAAGCGCGGAGGCCCAGACTTTTCAACTTTTTATCGGAATGTCTGGGGCAGTTCTGAATTCAAGGAAATGTGGTTTGCGGCTGAAAGAGCCAAAGCAGCCGTGTGGGATGCCAAATGGGATGATGTTTATGATCAGGCTGAAGTTGCTTTCCACAATAAGGATAAGAACGTTAATGCCTTGAAGATCAAGTCCGATATTATAAAAACCCGCCGTGGTCACCTGGACGCGAAATTTAGGGACAGAGAAGTCAAACATGTTGTTGAGGTTGGTAAGTCAATGCGAGAGTATATGACCGAGGGGCGGCAGAGATTAAAGGAAGCAAGGATTATCGAGGAAGGAAGGATTATTGAATATGAGTCAGATAGCTGATGACTTTCTAGAACTGTTCCATGATCCCTATGGATTTGTGATCTATGTCTGGGGTTGGGGCGAAGGGGAATTGGCTGACGAAGAAGGCCCCGAAGAATGGCAGAGGGAAATTCTTATCCAATTGGGAGAAGAATTAGAGAAACAGTTGGGAGAAGGCGGGGCGATAAGAATATGCGCCAAGTCTGGTCATGGAGCCGGTAAGACAGCAATGATGTGCTGGATTATTATATTTTTCTTGGTAACGCGCCCTGATATTCAGGTAATTGCTACTGCGAACACAGATTCGCAACTGAAAACCAAGTTATGGAGAGAAATCGCCAAATGGCACAGGAGGTCTATCCCACAAGTGCGTAACCAGTTTGAATGGACTGCTACCCAGCTTAAATCATTGGAATCCCCGGAGGATTGGTATGCTACAGCTATCCCGTGGAATGAGAATAACCCTGAAGCTATGGCGGGCGCACATGATAAAACAGTGCTTTACGTATTTGATGAAGCTTCTGGTATTCACCAAGTGATATGGGAAACAGCCGAAGGGGCACTGACTGATGGTGGTGGGGTTCTTATGGCGTTTGGTAACCCGACCCGAAATCTCGGGGAATTCAATGAGTGTTTTACCAACGACAAGAAATCGAAATTCTGGCTTCAGCATACGGTAAACTGTGAAAACGTAAAAAGGGTAGACAAAAAACTCCTTGCAGACTGGCGGGAGATGTACGGCGAAGATTCCGACTTTTATCGTGTCAGATGTTTGGGAGAATTCCCGAAACACGGAACACGGCAGTTTATCACCAAAGAAATGGCAGATGAAGCCAAAAACAGAAGTCTACCCGAAGATGCCTACAAATGGGAAGTTATTGTAATAGGAATTGATGTTGCCCGTTTTGGACAGGATAAAACGGTATTTACGCTAAGACAAGGGTCTAAACTCCTGTTACAGGAAGAACATCAAGGGCTTGACACCCAACAAGTTGGCATGAGAGCCAATCAATTCATTAATAAATATGATCCTGACTGTGTTTTTGTCGATGATGTAGGCATTGGGGCTGGAGTTACCGATTATTTGTGCCATACCAACCATCGGGAGAAGATTATCGGGGTGAATGGTTCTCATAAGTCACGTTATCCTGATTTGCATCGCAATATGAGGGGTGATTGCTGGGAAGACATGAAGGAATGGCTGAAATATGCTGATATTCCAGATAATGACGAATTGGTAAGGGATTTGACTGTGGTTGAATACTCTTTCGACACTAAAATGAGATTTGTCCTCGATTCCAAAGAGGATATGAGAAAACGCGGTGAAAGATCGCCTGACTTTTCTGATTCTCTTGCACTGACCTTTGCTCATCCTGTGAGCAGAGCTTTAATGGAGGACGAAGATGAACATTTTGAGGAAGTTTCAGGCGCTTCACCGGTAACAGGATATTAATATGGCGCTTCAAGAAGTAATTGATCTGGAAACAGTAATAGGACAGGCAAATATAGCCCAACTCCTTCCTGATGACGATTTAAAGCTGATTTCGACTAAAGTGCTGGAAGAGTTCAGAATCGACGAAAGTTCCAACGAAGAATGGATGAAAAAGTCCGAAGAGGCAATGGATTTGGCAAAACAGGTTGCTGAATCTAAATCAACGCCATGGAAAAACGCTTGTTATTCGCTTGATACAGATGTTCTGACTGAGGAGGGTTGGAAACCTGTTGCGGAAGTAATGGTAGGGGAAAGAGTTCTTAGTCGAGATGAAGATGGCGCAGCCAAGTATTGCCCGGTTTCTGAAACCTATAGATATGTGGCTGGCGAAGCAGTTCATTTTTCCGGCAAAAGTATTGATTTAATAGTTACTCCAAATCATAAAATGTTAGTGGAAACCAAATCTGGAAAGCAAAAATTTATTGAAGCCGGTGAGTTTTTGGAACGAAGACTTGATAGCCTGTACATCCCCTTAACGTCTGGCTGGTCTGGTAAGTCGTCTAGAAAGATTTATGGTATTCCTGTTAAAGCATACATGAGATTTTTAGGATGGTTTGTCTCTGAGGGGTCTGCGCTTTACCCAAGAAACACTTATACTACAGTTGGCGGCGACTTTAAAGATTACGGATTGAGCAAAGGCAGTTTTTCTATTGCACAAAGTAAATCAGCGAATCCTGAGAATTATGAGAAATTAAAGCAAGACATCGAAGCGTGTGGCTTTTCATATAAAGAATACGACGAGAGCATTATTGTCCACGCAAAGACAATACCCGAAATGCTAAAAAAAGAACTTAGAAATCTGGGTGTTTGTAATCAGAAAAGAATACCCAAACACGCCCTGTCCTTAAACACATCTCTTCTCAGTGACCTTTTGGATACTTTAATTTTGGGTGATGGATGCAGAACCAAGCGTGGCGTTAAGCCCGATTTAATATCATACTTCACAACTTCAAAAGGTTTGGCTGGTGATGTCCAAGAAATTTGTCAAAAAATAGGTTTACGAGGTAGCCTTTCAGTGCGGGAGGGAAGACTCGGAGGGGTAATCAACGGAAGGCAGATAACGGGTCATCTTGAAGGATATAATGTTAATATCTGTACAAAAAACAGGATTCAGGTTTCTAAACTTTCTCGCAGAAAAATATTATATGATGATGAAGTTGCTTGTGTAGAAACGAACCCATATCACACGCTTTATGTCAGGAGAAACGGCAAGGCTTTATGGTGTGGTAACAGTAACGTTAAATACCCCCTAATCACGGTAGCTGCGATACAATTTGCTGCCAGAGCCTATCCTGCGATTGTAAACAACCGTCAGGTAATGAAAGGCAAGGTTATAGGCTCTGATGACGGGATTCCTCAAGTTGATGCACAGGGGCAGATAGTAGCAGGTTTAAACGGTCAGATAGTCTGGCAGGTTCCTCCTGGTGCCAAGAGAGACCGGGCAAGCAGGATAGCAGACCACATGAGTTACCAGTTTCTTGAGGAAATGGAAGAATGGGAGGACGGGACAGATACGATACTCCATGCTACTCCTATCTTGGGATGTATGTTCAGAAAAGTATTTTTTGATCCTGAATTGGGCAGAAACAAAACCAAGGTACTATGGCCCGATCAGGTTATTGTTAATCGAGAAGTTAAAACTCTTGATGTTGCTCCAAGAATCACCGAATGTTTCAATCTTTATCATTATCAGATAGAGGAAAGAAAACTATCCGGTTTGTGGCTGGATGTAGATTTAAAGTTGAAGGACGAAGAAGAAGAACTAGAAGAGTTTATCGAACAGCACACAAGAATTGATATGGATGGAGATGGTTACCCCGAGCCTTATATTGTAACCGTTCATATAGAATCCCAGGAACTTGTTAGAATTGCCCCCAACTTTGATTCTACGACAATGCTGTTCGCTGGCGATGAAAACAATAGACGTATCCGCAAGATTGTTCCGATTAAATATTATATCAAGTATATACTGCTTCCTGATCCTGAGGGCGGATTTTATGGAATGGGTTTTGGACAGTTAATGTTGCCCATCAATGAATCCGTTAATACTCTGGTAAACCAGTTAATTGATGCCGGGACATTAGCAAATAGAGGCGGGGGGTTTATTGGACGCGGTATCCGCATGAAAAAGGGCGAAACTGCTTTCAAGATAGGAGAATTTAAAACCGTTGATGTGGGTGTAGGGAGCCTCAGGGACAACATCCTTCCTTTACCTGTACGCGACCCTTCCGGTGTACTGTTTTCGTTGCTGGGATTGCTTATAGACGCTGCTAAAGATATTTCCAGCGTTCAGGATGTTACTACGGGAAAATTACCTCAAGCCCAACAGCCTACTACGACTTTAGCTCTGATAGAACAGGGCGAGATGGTTTTTACAGCAATCTACAAAAGGATACACCGTTCTTTGAAGAAAGAGGGGATGTTGCTTTATAAGTTGAACCAGAAATTCCTGACAGATCAGGAATACTTTGATATTCTTGATAATCCACAAGCCATAGCACGTTCTGATTATGGAGATGATATAGCAGTGGTCCCGGTTTCAGACCCGAACATGGTGTCAAATGCTGTCAAACAGAAGAGAGCAGAGATTTTAATGTCTCAGTTGGGGAATCCTTTTGTAAATGGTCAGGAAGTCACCAAGAGATTCTTTGAAGCTATCGGGGTAGAGAATCCTGAAGAACTTATTATTACGCCTCAACCAGACCCGGAAGTTCTGGAAATGATTGCCCGTCTGGAAAACGACAGGCAAAGGGCAGACGCAAATACAATGGAAATAAAGGCCAGGGTCATTCAGATGGTCGCCGATGCGACAGCCAAATTAAATGCTGCTGCCGAGGCTGGAGCCTCAACAAGGAGTTTGCAAGCGACCTTCTTGCTGCTCATGAACTTTCTAGGAGTGCTAGATGTTAGAACCAAAGGAGTGGCTGGAGGAACACCGGGAGTGGCTGGACCTGCCAATGACGCAGGACTTCAGAACGTCCCTGCTGGAGAAGGCGCGATCAATTAGATACCAAGCCTATAGGAATCTTGGCTTAAAAAAATCAGACAAACAATATTTAGCAGCCATTGAAGATATAGTGGGGGCAATGGACGCCAAAGATGTCATTGAAAGCATGGAAGAAGTAGTAAAGGAAGCAAAAAGAGATGGACTTGAATCATAAGGATATTATACCAATCGGCCCACATTTGCTGATTGCAATGGAGCAAACCGAAGAAAAGACACCAGGAGGGATAATTATCCCAGAAAAGGTGAAAGATCAAAAGGATATTGCCTCAACTAAAGCCAAGATTATTGCAATGGGTTCGGAAGCCTTTCTTGAATACAACAAGGGAGCGCCAATGCCTGAACCTGGGGATTATGTTATTACCGCCCGCTACTGCGGGATTATAGTAGACACGGAACAAAAGAACCACAAAATCTGCACTGATGAGGACGTTATTGCAGTTATTAAAAGGAGCGACTAATGGACGAAGAAACTTACACGGAGACTGAAACTGAAGTTACTGCCAGAGAACATGGTTGGGTTCCTGAGGGTGAATTTAAAGGTGATAAAACAAACTGGGTAGATGCCGATACTTGGGAATCAAGATCAAAGACTGAACGCATCCAAGCAGACAAGATTAAAAAACAGGATGAGCAATTCGAGGCCTTGAGTGGCGTTCTGGAAAGAATGAAGGCCCAAGATAAAACCAGAGATGAACGCGCCAAGACAGAAGCTCTTAAAGAGTTTAAGGCAACAGCTAAAGAGGCTCTTGCCGAAGGTGACGAAGCTAAATTGGAAACTGCTATTGATGGTTACGAAAAACAGGCAGAAGAACCCGATCCGTATACATCTCCGGCTGATTTCGCCTATTTGAATACTTGGTTGGGGAAGCATCCTGAATACAAGAGACAGGATGTCATGCAGTCTGCGGCTTTTGAAGCCAAACTTATCATTCAAAAAACCCCAGGATTACCGATAGAAACAGTTTACGATATGGTGCATGAAGAAATGACAAAGATTTATCCCGAACACTTTGGCAACAAGGCAAGAGAAAAGCCTGCTGCTGTAGAAGGAGAGGGGCAACGACTAGCCCCGAAGAAAGCAACTATGGAACCAGAATTCAAAAAAGCAATGGAAAGTTACGGAACGAAAATGGCTAAATCCAGCGCCTATAAAGGAAAGTCAGGCAAAACCGGAACGGAAGGGTTTGACGCTGACAAGCAACTAGCAATGGATGACTATAAAAGGTCTTATGACATGGAGGACGCATTATGAAACCGAAGGAAACAAAAAAAATCATCACAAAAAGGAAAACCAAGGAACAACACAAGGAAGAGCTTAGAAAAACTGACATCAGCGGTCTTAATATCAGGTTACAGGCCAGACAACGGCCCGGTTATGTCAGAAGATTTGTCAAGGACAAACCTGACAGAATAGCTCAACTCCAAAGGTTAGGTTATGAATTCGTTGTGGACAGCGAAGAAGAAACCACCAGAAAGATTCAGGGTTCCCGTTTGGGAGCCAATATGGGGATGACGAGAGAAGGCCCCGGAACAAAAGGATATTTAATGGAAATAGTAACGGAAAGACACGAAGCGATTCAGGAACTAAAATCTGAAGGAATCCAGGCTCTTCAAAACGAAATGAAGACTGGACATCACGAAGAGCGTCCTGATGACAGACGATATGTACCTCCAAGTGGGATACAGATCGGTAAAAAATAACTTAACTTAGGAGAAAACACATGGCAAATGCAGATGCGCCACGCGGTTTTCGACCTGTAAACGCGCTCGGTCATGTTACGACTGGGCAGTTAAACCTTTACTATAAAGACGTTTTGGACGGGCAGGCTCTCTTTGTCGGAGATGCTGTCACCACGACTGGGACTGCACATACTGACGAACATTCGACACCGATTGTCGAACAGGCAGACGCAGATAATCCCATTCGCGGTATTTTTATGGGGGTCAGGAAAGAAAACCCAGACTCTCCAGGCACGATACACTCGCCAGCTTTGACGGCTGATTTTGTCTGGATATTAGACGACCCTTACCAACTTTTCATTATTCAGGAAGATTCTGATGGCGGTGCTTTAGCCATTACGGATACCGGATTGAATATTGATTTGATACCAGGTACGGGGTCTGCCGTAACGGGCCTTTCCGCTATGGAAATTGATTCTGATGCTTCAAAGGGCACAGCTAGTGCTCAACTGAGATTGCTCAGAATTGCGCCCATTATCAACAACGCTCTTGGCACTAACGCCCAATGGATTGTAATGCTTAACGAGCATGAACTTAAATCCACAACTGGTTTATAGGAGGTAGGTATGACAATTACTACTGGTAATCATCCCGTTGCCCTATGGCCGGGAGTCCATGCCTTTTTTGGTGCAAAATATGATGAAAAGCCTGAGATTTGGACTCAGATTTTTGCCATAGAATCATCCAATAAGGCATTTGAGCGTGTACCTGAAATCAAAGGCTTCGGCCTTCCTGTCATCAAACCACAGGGGGCTTCGGTTTCCTATGAAGATGAATTCCAGGGCGACATCGAGGATTATACACATACCGTGTATGCTCTTGGTTATATTGTCACCGAGGAAGAAATGGAAGACGATCTCTACGAAGAGGTAGGCATGAGACGTGCAGGAAGATTAGCTTTCTCGATGCGCCAAGGTAAGGAGGTAATCCACGCGAATCATTTAAATAACGCGTTTGATTCCAACTTCACTGGTGCTGACGGTGTTGAACTTCTGTCAACAGCTCATATTACCGATGACGGTACGCAATCCAACCACATCGCTACTGCTGCTGACTTGTCAGAAGCGGCTTTGGAGGACCTCGTTATCCAAACGAGGAAAGCAACCAACTCGAAAGGGTTGACCATTGCTATTCAGCCAAAGATGCTGATTGTCCCGAATGAAGGAGAATTTGAATCTCATCGTATTCTGGAATCAATCTTGCAGAACGATACCGCTAACAACGCTATAAACGCATTGCGTTCAACTGGCGCGTTCCCTGAAGGTATATTGGTTAATCCATACCTGACGGATACGGACGCTTTCTTTATCCAGACCAACGCCCCTGAAGGTATGACTCACTTCAACCGCAGGGAAAAGCGCTTCCAGCGTGATAACGACTTCGACACTGGCAACGCAAAAGCCAAGGCTGATGATCGTTATTCAAGTGGATGGTCAGACTGGCGCGGGATGTTCGGAAGCCCGGGCGCGTGACCACTTGACACAAACCAACCATTGATGTAGGCTCTTCTTAGTGTAAAAACTAAGGAGAAGCCTATGTCTAATTGTAAATCGTGCAAACGAGATAAAAGAATTGTCGCTAGAGGCATGTGTGATGCTTGCTATAGCAGATGGAAAAGAAGCAATGTTGACAGAAGTAAGCGAAGCAACTGTTCTATAACTGATTGCACAGATTATGTAGTTTCTCACGGCCTTTGTGATAAACATCGTCAAAGATTAAGAAAACATGGGCATACCAAGCAGACTCGTCCTGATTCTTGGGGTGCAATTAACAAACATCCTTTAGGCAATGCATGGTCATGGCTTTATCGCCACAGAGGTATTAAAAAGATAGCCCCTGAATGGCAAAATGATTTTCTTCAATTTGTTGCTGATGTGGGTCAAAGACCTTCTAAAAAACATAAACTTTTTGCGGCGGATGAATCAAAGCCCATTGGCCCCAATAACTTTATTTGGAAGCGAAGTATAATAGAAAAACATCCTGGAGAAGATAATAAGACTTATCAGGCTAGATTTCAAAGAGCCTCTAGAGGTTTAAAAAAGGAAAAACATAAGGAATATGAACTTAAAAGAAGGTTTGGAATAACTGGGAAACAATATCGGCAAATGTATTCTGCGCAAAACGGAACCTGTGCGATTTGCAAGAAAAAGGATGAACACTTTAGTTTGGCAGTAGATCACTGTCATGAGACAGGAAAAATAAGAGGCCTTCTCTGTTCTCAGTGTAACCGTGGCCTCGGGCTTTTCAGAGATTCAAAGGAGTCTTTGAAAGCTGCAATAGACTACCTTTCTTAAATAACTAAGAAATCTAACTTTCGCCATGGGGAAGTCAACCCTGGCTACTCCGGCTGTGGCGATTAACTTAGGAGACTAAAAATGGGACTAACTAACTTTCCGGGCGGCATTACCTCTGTTGGTGTGCCCGTCCTCGGGCCGTTGTTCGGCATGGACTCTAAATCCTTCTTCGTTGATGGAGATGACGGATCTGACGGCAATACCGGCTTAACACCAAAACGAGCTTTGAAGACTCTAAGCAAAGCTCATTCACTTTGTACCGCAGGTCGCAATGATGTTGTTTACCTTATGGGTAACGGGGCGACTTCTGGCACAGCAAGAGAAACCGCTACAATTACATGGTCGAAAAACGCCACTCACTTAATTGGTGTCGCGGCTTCGGGCTTTATTGCTCAAAGGGCCAGAATATCACCGGCGAGTGGTACTAGCGATGTAACACCTATCCTTACCGTAAGCGGTAGCGGGTGTCAGTTTCAAAACCTTCACCTTTTCCAGAATTTCGCCACGAATGCTGCTAATATTTGTGTTGAGATTACTGGGGAACGGAATGTCTTTATCAACTGTCATATAGCTGGTGGCGGAAACGCTACTGGTGCTGATAGCGCAAGCATGAGGTCACTCAAAATTACCGGTGGTTCCGGCAATGGTGAGCATTTCTTCAAGCATTGTGCGATTGGCCTTGACACCATTGCAAGGAGTGCTGCTTCGGCTGAAATCGAGATTACCGGGGCTTCAACCCGGAATGTCTTCGAGGGTTGCCTGATTTATGGTAGAAGTGATGCCACAACCCCACAGCTTTTGCTGATAGGGTCTAGTGGTATTGACCGCTTCTGTATCTTTAAGGACTGTTTGTTCTGGAATGATATCCAGGGTGGTGGGACAGCCATGGCAGAGTTGCTTGACGTTGTAGCCGCCGCAGGTGGTGATGTTCTCTTGATGAACTGCACAACCAAGGGCGGAACTGCTGTTGAAACCGTTAACCACGGTGCTGTATTTATTTCTCAGGAAGTCGATACAGTTGCAGACGCACTTGCTGTTTAACGATAACGCGGGGCCTTCGGGCCTCGCTTTCTTTATGGAGATTTAAATGTCACTTACCAAGGAACAGGGCGATGAAATTATCAAGCTTTTAGACGAGATACGCGCCCTGCTTCAGGCTAAAAGAGACAGGTGGACGGCCCAAGAAAAACAAAAATAATAAAAAGTAGGAACCAACCTATGAGCAATCTAAATGCAAACCACATACGCGAACCTTGAACCTTTTGAGGCAACCGTAACAACTGAAACCACCTTAACATTTGCGAGAAAATCAAGAAGAATAGTAATTACCAACGACCACGCTTCTAATGATTTGTCTTACAAGTTTAAGGCTTCCCAGGATTTCGCGACATTAAAAAGTACGGAAACCCTCGCTTTGGATTTTATTGCCAAGACCATCATTATAGATGGTACTAGCGTTCCCTACAGGATATGGGTGTTGGGATGAGTTTAGATAAATTAGGCCCCAAAAGCACTATCGAAGGTACCAAGGGAGAAACCCCTGTTGAAGACGATAACGCAATGATTCTTTTGAATGCTATTTTAAAGGAACTACAAATATTAAACTTACACATGGAGATATTGACTGACAATCATTTCACTAAAGAAGACATATAACAAGAAGAGGTAGAAAATGCCCGATATGATACGCGATGGCACTGGTTCAGCGTTTCTGCAAAAGGTCGATGCGAATAATAGATCGCATGTCCAGGCAGTTAACGTTCCCGCTGACCACAACGCCACTAAGAACGGTAATTCTTATAACATAAACACTGGAGTTATAACTTTAACTGACGCAGTTCAAACTCCGGTTTTATACGTTAAGAACAACGAAGAGAGGGATTTCCATATTACAGCTATTGCTGTGGGCATGGGGCCTAGTATTGGCGGTGCTGGCAGCATTCCAATGGTTACCATTATCCGTAATCCTACTGTTGGCACTATAGTTTCAGGTGCTACTAACGTTGACATGAATTCCAACCGGAATTATGGCAGCAGCCAAACTTTGGCGGTTGATGCTTTTAAAGGTGCCACTGGAGATACATTAACGGATGGTGAAGACCATATTCTAATTTTTCAAACTGCTAATAGCAGGTTATTTGCTGCGATAGATGAAGTTCTGCCGAAAGGTAAAACAATCGGAGTCAAGATAACCCCGCAACCTAGCAACACATCAATGGAAATCTATGCGGCATTCATTTGTCACCTGGATGACCCGGCAAATGAGGATTAGAAAATGGGATTTCAGATAGAGGACGGCGGCGGTACTGGTGTTATTGCCAGGATTAACACTGACAAACAACTTTTAACAAAAGCAGTTGTAACGGGGGAGTGTGAATTTGCTTCTTTGACCAGAGGAAGGGCTTTTTCTTGGGCAAGCGGAACTTATGATCCTGCTGTTGGTGATACAATTTTGCTGGTTAAAAATATTTCAACAACTCAAGCGCTACATATTGATGTTGTGATTTTATCAACAGACACTGATACCAGAGTTATAATCCACCTCCCAACGACAGAAGTCACGCCTACTGGCACGGCCATAACTGGAGTAAACTTTAATGCTTCAAGTGCTAATGTGGCAGAGGCAACAGCAATTAGAGATGAAACAAACAACACGCAAGGAGGCATTATTTTATCTGGAGAGATAATGGCAACTGGCCAGCCTCTCGCGGTGAACTTTGACGGAGCTGTAATCCTTGGCACAAATGATTCTATAGGAGTTGATTTTGTAGGCGATGTAGCGGCTTGTGATGTGACAATTATTGGTCACTTTCAATGACTGGTCCGGTTCATATTGTTGACGGCAGGGGAGCCACCAAGAACAGAGCATGTGTAACCAGTGTAGGACAAGTCATTACGGCCCCTTTTGACTATGATCTCGCAGAATTCCGATCATTATCCGTAATTGATACAGCATTTAATTTTTATCAACCGCAAATAGGCAAACAGTTTGTTATTACCGGAATGAGAATCAAGGCAGGGCGCTTTGTCAGCAATACAATAGACGCCACCATAGTTATTTATGAAGGGACTTCTGACATTACCTTAACAGAAGACAGAGTTCTATTCGAGGAAGCTTTAATCAGAAGTGAGGATGTGACACTTTTGCCGACAAATATACTAGCAAGTGAAGGCAAATTCATCAACGCTAAAACTGATGACGCTACGATATTTATTAATATTATGGGTTATTTTATACCTATTTTAACCTAGGAGATTCAAATGAAACACAATGCAAAACTGAACGACCCTAAAATAGACAGGGCTAGGGTCAATATAACATTTCTGGACGCTAATGGAAAAGCAAGACGTATAGACGATATTTACCTGACAACTGCTGAAGGCGAACTTTTGGTTAAAAAGCTTAATAGCGGTATTGCAATAAAATGATCGGGCCAAAAGCCAAAGGTATAGCATCAATAAAGATGCGGATTTATAAAAAGAAATATGACCGTTGGTTCGAAAACCCAAAACAACTCAAACGATACGAACAATTTAGGAGACTAAAAAAATGGCTGACATTTGGACAGACGTAGGCGAAGACCGAGCTGCTGACTTCTTTGATGGCACTGCTTCCGCACCAACAAACTGGTTAGTCGGGTGGGGAACTGGGGCGGGCACTGCGGGAAAAACAGATACCACGCTTTTTACAGAAAGTGGCGAATCTAGAGTTAATCTAGCAGAAGCTCAACCATCTGCAAATATCAACTCTTTAACTGCCACCATGACCGCTACGGCTGCAAGAACCATTACCAACGCAGGTGTATTCGATGCCGCTACTGCTGGCAATATGGTAATTAAGGGAGACTTTACCGGGCAGGTGTTGGCGAATGGAGATAAAATCGACTTCACGATAACCTTAACTTGGAGTTAATAATGTGCCTACTCGGGTCACTCCAGACACAATGGACACCGTACAGATAGATTTCGATGATGAAGGGGTTTTGTTTGCTGCCTCTGAAGACGGTGTAGCCACCACGATTCAACGCGGTCTTGAGGTCTGGATTGAAAACCAGGATAAGAACATAGCTCAAGGAAGGTTGGTTGCTGCTGCTATTCTGACTGATGAAACCTTTAATTGGGCAAGACTGGACAATGTAATCAACATTGTTGTCCCCACCAACAAGAAGATACAAGCTAGGAATTTATGTGCCGGTTTAGCGGTGACGATCAATGGCTAAGACTACCCTATTTTATTATGCTCAGACGGATGACAGTAACGATGGCACTTTTCTTACGATGGGGGCTGCTTTTCATAGTATAGTTGGTAGTAGTACAGAGGCTCAAATGCAGGCCGTTATTGGTGCGGCTGGTACTCTCTCTGATTTATGGGTCAGGGTCGCGGCTGGTGGTTCTAGTAGCGCGGTTACTGTCAGAAACGGAGCTGCCGATACTTCAATTACGGTTGTCCCCACTGGCGCGGGAGAATTTACTGACAACACCAATACTGACGCGGTTAGTGCTAATGATAAAATAAACTTCGGAATCACGGTAGCAGCCTTAACTCCTGAATTCTTTTCATGTGTTTTTGACGCTACAAGCGATACGGTTTTTATTTTAAATGTTGTTGATAACAATGGTGATGCTATAGCTGGCACTGACTTTCAGTATATGAACCAAACTTTGGGGCCAAGTAATAGCGCGCTTGCAAATACTCATCTTTTAAGGTCTGCCGGGACTATAACAAGAACCTATATTTTTGTGAGTTCCAACACTACTTCTGGGAATGGTTCTGCGTCTGTTGCTGTAAACGGAACGGCCACAGCACAATCGGCGGTTATAACAGCAGCTACTACTGGATTATTTGAAGACACAGGAAGTGCGGTTTCCTATTCGGCTGCTGATACTGTCGAAACGGAATTGATAGAAGGCTCTGGCGGAGCCACGGTGTATACCACTTGTGGAGCGACTTTTATCTCCACCAACTCAAAGCAGGATTGTATAGGAGTTGTGGCCGGGACGAGGACGGCCAGTGCAACGGTTCATTTCTGGCCAATATCAGGTAGGGAAGTGGACGACAATACCGATGAAGAACGCATTAAACACTCTATGCAGTATGATGGTACGGCTTCCAACCTGAGAATACACGCGCTATCAAATTCTTATACCGGAAACGCAACATTTACGCTTAGAAAGAATGGTGTTGATACTGCTGTTACTTTAAGCCACACGGCGGCTTCGACTTCGTTAATTGAAGACACTGTGAACACGGTTACTTTTGTTGCTGGTGATGATTTAAGTCTCAGCTATACAGGCGGAACTTCTGGTACGCTTGGGGCAAATACCACTTGGGCCTTAACGCTAGAGGCAGATGCGGGAGCGGCAACTTTTCCTATTACCATAGCCTCATCAGGAGTTGGTACTGCGGTTTTGGCAAGATTAAAAACTGTAGGCAAGACTATAGCTGCAAGTGGTGTTGGTACTGCTAATTTTGTTAAAAAGACTTTCGTTACTATAACTGCATCAGGTATTGGCACAGCAGCTTTTACCGTAGCTAGAGCAATTACAATCGCTGCAACGGGCGTGGGTACAGCAATATTATCAAGAGTTGCTAGGTTTCCCAAGACTATCGCCGCTTCTGGCGTTGGTACGGCGGCGTTATCAAGACTTAAAACGGTTGCCAAGACTATTGCAGCAGCAGGTGTTGGCACAGCTTCAGTTGGAAGAGGAAAGATAGTTGCCTTAACTATCGCCGCTTCTGGCGTTGGTACGGCAGTTGTCGGAAGGTTAAAAACAGTTGCTTTGACTATTGCCACTTCAGGGGTTGGTACTGCTGTTTTAGGCAGAGTTGCCAGATTCCCCAAGACGATTGCAGCTTCTGGGGTCGGAACAGCGGCCTTCAAGGTGGCAAGAGGAATAACAATCGCAGCTTCAGGCATCGGCACAGCAGCCTTGTCACGGCTCAAGACGGTTAAAAAGACCATAGCAGCCTCGGGAATCGGTACTGCGTCCGTGAGCAGGCTTAAAACGGTGTTAATCACCATTGCAGCCACGGCTATAGGTTCTGCCAGCGTAATTGTGGTGAGATGCTTTGAATATGTGGCTACGTTAATTACAAACCTTGTCCATCTCTTAATGGATGTGACAACTGAAACCATTTACGTCAAAAATACAATTACAGACACAGAAACAGTTTCAACCACCATAGACGGTAGTGATATTGTTGTCTTGGGTGATATGAGAGAACAAACAATTTATATTAAAACGGAGATTTGTCCATAATGGCTAAGGTAGGCGAAGAAGGGATTATCTTCAGATTTGCAACATCTTTTGATATGTCCTCAAACACATCATTATCAACCGCAATAACCAAAACCGCGACAGGTGGTGCGGTAACAACCGATACGTGGGTTCCTACTCTGGGGACATCAGAACTAACGGGAACTCCTTTAGGGACATTGGCAGCTAATACTTGGGCGCAATATACCATATTGACCGGCGATCTTGATGTTGCCGGTACATATACAGCAATTTTAACTTATAAAAATACCGGTGGAGGTCCCGATATATTTATTAGCGATGTAGGAACCTTTGCCGTAACTTAGGAGAAAAATATGTCTAGAAATAAACGGCTTGATTTTATTCTGCAAGTCCCTTCAATCACAAATGTTGCACAGGATCAAACACTAACTGCGGCTGGTGATCTTAACTTGAATGGTTCTTTGACAAGTTCGGGGACACTTTCTTTGCCGACTGCTCAGAAGATTGATTTTGAAAGTGCCGCCGATGTATCAGCGGCAACACTGACAATTACAGGGACAACCGAACTTGGCGTGGGGACTACTGAAACGATTTCCGCGCCGGTAAGCAACACAGTGACAACTGCGAAATATTGGAAGACCATTTCTCAAATTGCCTCTAGCGCTTCAATCGGCACCAATATGTCAGCAGGGGTTTCCGATGAAGCAAAATCACAAACTGTTCCCATGAACCGCTATAACCACACCGGAACTACCATTGCTATAGATATTGGTGGCACGATTAACTACACGGTAAACGAAACCTTCATAGATGTGCAGGGCACAGATACGGTTAACTGGATTGCAATATCAGCCCTTACATCTAAAACAGCAGACCTCAACACAACCCTGACCAACTCACATGAAGGTCTTCAGTTTGTGGTGAGTTCGTATTCATCCGGGGCCACGCTTAGTGCCAATGTTCTGCAAGTCTAATGAGTAGAGGGCCTATAGATACCAGTTTAACGCATGGCGATTGGTTTACAGAACGCTCAGAATTCCTTAGTATAAGTCATCAATGAAAAAAGAAGGAAAAGAAATGAGCCGATTAACTCAGCAACGACTGAAAGAAGTTCTGGAATATTACCCTGATGCTGGAATTTTTGTATGGAATAAAAATCGCGGAGGGGGCGCACGATGCGGAGATATTGCTGGTTCTATTTTAAAAGGTTTTCAGCGTCAGCGTGTTCAAATCAGAATTGATGACACTCTTTATTATGCTCACCGTCTTGCGTTTTTTTATATGACAGGTACATGGCCAATAAAAGGCGTAGATCATAAGGATGGGGACGGCCTTAACAATCGTTGGAATAACTTACGCGAGGCAAATCAAGCACAAAACGCGGCCAATCAAAAACTTAGATCAGATAATACTACCGGGTTTAAAGGAGTGACATTTGTAAAGCGTAGTGGGCGCTATCGTGCAAGCATCAGGGTACAGCAAAAACCCATTCATCTTGGCTACTTTGATACACCAGAAGCAGCTCATATAGCCTATTTTGAAGCCGCACAGAGACATTTTGGTAAGTTTGCGAGAGCGTCATGAGTAAAAGCTCCGTAATTGATACTTCTCTGACTCACGGAGATCATTATAGGAAGCAAGATTATTGGATGATAGATGATCTTACTGGTGAGAAAATGCGCCGATCAGAGGCTAAAAAGACTTGGGACGGATTTTGGGTTCATAAAGACAACTGGGAGGCAAAACACCCTCAGCTTTCTTTGAAAGGAAGGAAAGACAAACAATCAGTAAAACCTGTACGTCCTCCTCCTGCCGATGTCTTTATTGGCGTTAATCTGTTTCTTCAGTCTGAAACCTTTGATAATGCAAGCTGGACTAAAACCAATTCAACCGTTGTTGCTGATTCAATAGCGGCTTCGGATGGCCAGAGTACTGCTGATTCTCTTATCGATGACATTACCAATGGCGAACACAGTTTAGAGCAGAGTTCTGTTTTAAATCCGCAGTCAGCTTTGACCGTTAGTGTTGAGGCTAAAAAAGGTTCGCGGTCCTTTTTACTAATCAAGGCTTATGAAACCGGTAATTCTTCTAATCGGATAAATGTCTGGTTTAACTTGAGCGATGGGTCTGTAGGTTCTGCTACCAACTCAGGAACAGCTACTCTTGCGGCGGGAAGGATAGAGCGAAGAACAATCCTTGACGATATATGGTATCGCTGTACTGCTACAGGCATTCCTTCAACGACAGGAACCGCTACAACAGGAGTATTCCAGGTCACTGATGCTGATTTAGGGACTTCTTATGTAGGAGATTCTTCTGCGGCTCTTTTTTTGTGGGGAGCGTATGACAAAAGTGGTAATCCTGGGAACTATATTTCAACGACAACTTCAACAGTTAACAATCCGAGGATATAATGGCAACAAGCGGCTCAACTGATTTCTCAATGACAAGAGATGACATCATTACAAGGGCCTTTTCTCTATTAAAAATAGGCGCTGAAGGTGAAGCGTTATCTTCTGATATGGTTGTAAGGGGCTCACAGGCATTGAATATTCTTGTAAAGGATTGGCAAAAGGACACTGATTTATGGATTGAAACCAGAGGAACGCTTACAGCAGTAACATCACAGGAATCCTATACCATGGGACCTTCTGGGAATTTCACCGTAAGACCTTTGAGAATTATTGATATGCAGTTTTCCCAGACTTCTGGCGACATTCCTATGAACCACTACTCAAGACAGGAATACTTTGAATTAAGCCTAAAATCTTCAACAGGAATACCCACTAACTTCTACTATACTCCTCAATTAACTACGGGAAAACTTTTTGTCTGGCCCACATTAGCTTCAGGAAATAGCGGGTCTTTCAAATTTACTTTTGCGCGGTCTATAGAAGACTTTGATGCTTCGACTGACAGTCCCGATTTCCCGCAGGAGTGGTTTATGGCCTTAAGTTATAATCTGGCGGAGTTCTTGGGAGATGAATATGGCGGACTGACCAATCATCTTGTATCAAGGGCCGCTGTACTGAAAGCAGGTGTTTCTATGTGGGACGAAGAAGGCGCGTCCGTCTTCTTGCAGCCAGATGGCTAGAAGATTACCTTTATCCATTCAGTCATCGGACGGCAAAAGTAAGGAATTTACGGTTGAAAAGTTAATCAATCTTTATATTGAGCCCGGTTCTCCTACTTCCAAGAGTCCTGCATTGCTTTTAAACCGTCCCATGCTTTCAAATTGGTTAAATGTTGGGGATGGCCCTATTCGCGGGTTTATCAAGATGGGGGGAGATTTATTTCTTGTTTCAGGCTTGGGAGTTTATATTGTTGTAAACATGGTTGCTACGCTTTTGGGCAATATAAGAGGTACTGGTCCTGTATCTATGGCCGAGAACGGCGCACAGGTGGGTATAGCCGCTGATGACAGTGGTTGGGTAGCAACTGCAACAGATTTAACAGAGATAACGTCTGACGCCTTTGTGGGAGCCACTACGTTTACCTATCTTGATACCTTCGGAATTGTAACAAAACCAAATTCAGCTAAATTTCAGATTTCAACTCAACTGGATTTTTTGTCTTACAACGCTTTAGACTTTGCAACCGCTGAAAGCGACCCCGACGATTTGGTAGCGGCAGAATCAAATCACAGATGGCTATGGTTGTTTGGTGAGAAGACAATCCAGGTTTACTATAACTCAGGAGATGTTGATTTCCCGTTTGCCCCTTTGAATGATATCGTTATTGAGCGAGGATTGGGAGCAAGATTTTCGGTAGCAAAGGAAGATAATACGATATTCTTTCTTGGTGATGATGGGATAGTTTATAGATTTAATGGCTTTACTCCAGTCAGCATAACTACTCCTGCTATTGCTACCAGGATTGCAGGATTTTCAAAGTCCAGTGCAGTCGGTCAGTTTATGGACAATGAGAACCAGAAATTTTATATTCTGTCTTTTCCTGAAGCTACACTGGTTTATGATCTTGCAACTGGATTATGGGCCGATTGGGAGACTGATGGAGACAGATGGACAGGTCAGATGGTTATCAAAGCTTTTGGCCGGACTTTGGTGGGGGATAGATTAACGGGCCAGATTTACTTTGCTTCACCAGATGTTTTTCAGGATTCCGGGGCAGATGTTATCTCGATTGTAAGATTTCCTCCTGTTCAGCTTAATCGTGAACGTGCGTCAATCAATTCGATTGAATGTGATCTGGATTCTGGAGAGGGGCCTGATGAGGGGTTTGTCATGATGAGGGTATCAGCAGACGGAAGAAGCTGGTCACAACCAAGAACAGTAAGTTACGGGAAAATAGGCGAATTTAATAAAAGAGCTATTTTGAGAAAGTTCGGTCAGCTTGACAGACAGGTTCATGTTGAGTTTGCCATATCTTCTAATACACCAAGACGGATAAGCGGAGGTTGGATTGAGATTGAATGATAAAGATAGCTCCTGCGACACCAGACGATCCGCTTGCCATGATAAAGTGGTTTCAACTGGTAAGGGATACACTTGAAAACAATCCTTCTACGGATTTAGCGAAAAAATCATCTCGCGGGCGCACGGAAAAAACCGCAGCTTATACTCTTGTAACCACAGATGGCGGCAAAACTATCTTCCTAACTGGCTCTGTTGCTAAAACTTTTACCTTGGATGCAAAGAATCACATCACGGGTGACCAAGGAATTATAATGCAACAGGGTTCAGGGCAGATTACTATCGCTGCTGCAACAGGAACTAATTTGAGATTCCCCGCTTCTTTTTCAGCAAAAACAAAAGAACAATGGTCACAGATAGCTTGGGAGAAGATTTCTACAACTGAGATATCTCTTATTGGGCATCTGGCAGCAGCATGATACCATCAATACCAGGGATACTGGCCTCTGCATTTATCCCCGTAGCAACTCACACCGTTACAGTTTCCTCTGATTTAGGTGAACACACTTGGAGAGGACTAGCCACGGCTGATGGATGGAATGGCGCAGATGATTTAATTCTTACGGTTAATTATAACGTTACTCAAAATGGCACTCTCACTGGTGTCTCTTTGATTAGAACTGGAACTATCCCTAATGATGGCGGGAAGTCTAATTTAACATCTGTAATAGCTAACGCAGTTGAATTGCGGGCTTTCGGAGGCGGAGGTGGTGATGGAGGTTCAGGTGATACCGCAACTGCACAAAATGGATTACCCGGTGGCAACGGGCAAGATGTTATAGGGTTCAATACTGCGAATAATGTTCCGGGGACAATCACTAATAATGGTATTATTTCCGCAGGTGGTGGAGGAGGAGGTGGAGGTGGCGGAGGTTCTACTGGTCTAAGAAGTGGAGGCGGAGGAGGAGGCGGGGCTCGTAACGGAGCAGGAGGAGCTTCAGCACAAGGAAATCCTGGCAGTGTTGGAGGAGATACAACTGGTGGCGCTGGTGGCGCAGCAGATGTTGATTCAGGAGCAGGAGGGGCTGGTGGCAACAGAGGAGTTGATGGAACTGTCGGGGATGCAGGACAAGCTACTGGTGGTGCTAAGGGAAATTCTGGTATCGCGATAAAGAAAAGCGGCCACACTGTAAGCGTAGGAGGGACCGGAACTATATTTGGAGCAGTGACCTCATGATTGTAAGAAAAGCTCTGCCGGAAGATATACCTGAACTGGCTTTAATGGGGAAAGAATTTTATTCACATACAAGATATGCTGAGAAAACAGAATATGATTATAATTCGATAATTAGATGTCTCGCTGGATTGATTAGGAACGGCTGTCTGATTGTTGCTGTTGAAGAAGATATAGTAGCTTTCTTCGGGGCTGTAATAACAACGGTGTGTTGGAATGAGAACGAGAAAATAGCCAATGAACTGTTCTGGTGGGGAAGCCCGAGAGGGATGGTCTTGGTCTACAATGAAGCTGTTAAGCAATTAGGAGATTGCTATTTGTGTATGTCCACACTGGACAATATGAAACCCGAAACAACGAAAAACTTCTATGAAAAAAGAGGATTTGAAAACATGGGAAACTTTTACATTAAGGATTTGAAATGCCTCCTTTAGCAATCGTAGCCGGGGTAACAGCAGTCGCTGGTGCCGCAACTAGCATCATCACCGGAAGCAAAGCCGCCAAAGCACAGGAGAAAGCCGCTGCTACGGCAGCAGAAACTCAACGCGAGTTCTTTGAAACTGCTGTAGAACTTAACAAACCATTTATTGAAGCTGGTACAGGTGCCTTGGGGCTATTGAGTGATATTTTTGTAGGAGGAGATACAAGCAAATTACTACAGCTTCCTGGTATCGAATTCCTGAGAGAGCAGGGTGAGCAAGGTTTGGGCAGGGCGCAGGCGGCTAGGGGAAACTTTCTTTCTGGCGCAGCTATAAAGGAAGCTCTCAGGTTTAATCAGGGTTTGGCTTCTACAAATATTGCACAGGCGACTAATCCTTTGTTTGCTATTTCTCAGTTGGGCCAGAGTTCTGCTGCATTTACCAGTAAAGCGGCTCTTCAAACCGGACAAGGTGTGGCGCAAACAGACGTATTCGCAGGTCAGGCCAGAGCAAATCAGGCTACTAATATAGGTTCTTCTGTTAACACCGGATTAAACAATGCTTTATTTGTGGCTCTTGCTAATCAACAGGGTTTGTTCAACCCGGCAACGCCAGGAGGTTGATAGATGGCAGGCCCATTTAACATTACAGATGTAAATATTGCTGGAGTCTTTGGCCAGGTTCAACAAGCCAAAACCAATGCCCTTAACTTTGATATAGCGCAGGAAAATTTAAATGCTTTCAGACAGAATAGACAAAAACAAGTGGAAATAGCTAAATTTACAGGCATAGCATTGGGAGATAACGATGAGGCGGCAACAGCAGCGACAGAGCAGGTATTTAGACTTGACCCTGAAGCAGGTAAAAATTTATTGGATTTCAATGTTAAAGCTAGTGTAGAGGAGAGGGCTGCTGGTGCGCGAAGGTCCCGAGTATTAAGTGGTCTAGCTGGGGCTGTTTTGGATGACCAGAGTATTCCTGAGGGTGGCCCTATTCCTGACACGTTTATACAGCAAGCGCTTGACGCAGGAATACCAGAAGACCAAATCCCTACCACAAAAAACACACAACAATTAAACGGGTTTATTTTTCAGTCTGATAAGATTGCCACGATATTTGATGAAGTAAACCAAGGGGCCGTACCCTTTATTAGATTTACAGACACTGGAGAACAAGAGATTGATACTGCTCAACCTGGTTCAGAAAAAGCAAGGCGACTTGAATCTCAAGGATTTATTGCGACAAGAGCACCAAATATTGACTTGCCGGGCGCAGGTATATCCCCAACGGGTTTAACAAAAACTCAAGTAGGCACTGAAAACATAAGGCTGAGAGAATCAGAAGAATCTACAGCTAACACCCTTAAAACTACTGCCAGATTAAGAGAACAGTTGGCTGAGGGCGGTGTAACAACTGGTATTGTGGGGACTCTTGCACGGTTGGGCGACACTATAGTATCGCAATTTCAACAAGCGGGACAACTTCTTGAAGGAGACTTCTCACCAGATGTTGTCAAACGCTTGGAAGACGAAGGAAGATTTGGTAGATTTGCTGCCGAAAGCCAAGGATTTAAAACTAATTTGGTTCGTTTGACAGGAGCTTTAGCTGTAATGCTCAATGGTGGGGCAAGACCATCAGATTTTGATGCGAGATTAGCCCAACAACTTTCCGCAATGACAAGCGGTAGTGAAAGCCAAATGTTAGCTGCATTTGATGAAATAGACCGATTCTCGTTAGACACAACCGAGACTATATTCCAATCTCAACAGAGGAGTTTGCCAGCAGACCAACGTCAACAATTTAATAGAGAACAATTTCTTAGAGATTTTGGTGTTGATTTGGAAGCGACTACCAGAGATCAGGAGGCTCAATTAATTACAACTCAGGACGAGTTTGATGCACTTCCGCCTGGGACCTTATTCAGGGAAACACCTGATGGCCCAATATTTGAGAAAAGATAATGCCACATAAAGGCCCCGTAGAATTCCAAGGAATTCCTGATCCCAGTATAAGTAAGTTTGGCGGCGTTCTGGCTGAGGAAGAACCTGTGAGTAAATTTGGCGGTACATTCGTTGAAATTCCTGGCAGAGGTCGAGAAGAAATACGGGCAACTCCAGAGCCAACAAAACGTTTTCGTGAAAGCAGATTTGGGCTTGTAGAGCGTAGGCCCACTAGGACAGAGAAATTAGAGGATTTAGGTCTTCAGAACGTTGAAACAGCAGAAGGCGGCGGTGTTCGGTCAAGATTGGCTGGTGCTCTTGGTGGCTTAGATGATGTGAAAAGAGAGCTTAGAATTGAATTCGGCGCTGCTCTCGACGAAAGTCAGATAGGCAACTTTGAGGGCGAAATTGTTTTCAAAAACCCAGAGACTGGACAATTTGAAGCACTTGATCCTGCTGGGTTTGACCAAGCCGACTTTGCCGTTGCTCTTGCTGAGGCCCCTGTTATTGCTGGTGAAATAGTCGGCGCTATAGCAGGAGGAGTTGCCACAAGAAGTCCTCTTGGTGTGATTGGTGGGGCTGCTGCGGGTGCAGGAGGTGCCAGAGCGGCACAATTAGCTTTTTTGGAACAACAGGGAATAATTACTCCAGAAGAAAACGAAATTTTAAAGAGATCAGCAACCGAAGCAGCGTTGGCAGGTGGGTTTACAGCTATACCAAGTGTTGGTCGTGGCGTTAGAAGTCTTCTCAGCCCGGAACGCAGAGCTTTAGGCCGATTAGGCAAAGAAGGAGTTACGGCAGAAGGATTGGCAGCAGGTAGAGCGCGGGTAGCCCCCTTGGAAGAAGCGGCTGGTGTGGAGTTTTCAGCAGGTCAGAGATTAGCACAAGTAGAGCCAGTAACTGGGCCAAGACTTCGTGCCACTGAATTAACTGATGAAGTAGCGACAGGAGAACTCGAAAGAGGAGTGGGACAAGAAGCAGCAGAAGCTAGGCTCAGGACTGATCTAATAGATGGCAGTGCTGATCCAATAGTAGTGGGTAGAGAAATCACTGATGAAGCTCGGCAACAATATTTGGGGCGTGTTGATGAAATTTCCAGATCAACAGTGCAGCAGACCCGTAGGGTCAATGAACAGATATCTGAGTTTGCTGGCATTTCTGGTGCAGAAGGTGGAGCCAACATCCGAGGTGTTCTACAGCAAGGAAGAGATGAAGTGTTTGAGATTTTAGAAAAACAATATGATGAGATTTTAGCACGAGTCCCAGAGGGGACAAGAGTTAATGTCTCAGGATTAAAGGCAGTTGGGGAACGATGGAGAGCCCGTCTTAACGAAGACATTTTCCCATCACTTGCGGCAGAAGACAGAGCGGTTGTAAAAGAAGCCTTGAAAGCAGGTAATTCACCCAGCGTATCGTTCTCTGCAACCTCAAGGGCACTATCAGCTTTAAAAGAACAATCAAGATTAATAGGGAGCCCGCTTGGCGGAGCAAAGGTCCGAGAAAAAAGATTAATAGGTGAATTGATAGACGAATTGCAGACTGCACGAGACACCGCTCTTAAAGGCCTTGATCCTGAAATAGCAGCAGCCGTAAGAAGTCAGGATGCTTTGTGGCGACAGGCCAAAGAAAAAATAGATGAAGGAATAGTTGGTGCAATTCTCCAAAGAAAGAGGGGCACTTTCAAAATAGCCGACGATGCTGTTTTCAGAAAGATAATCAGAAGTGAAGCTGATTTGAGAGATTATCTAAGAGTAGCCGAGGATTTCCCGCAATTAAATGCAGTTGATGACATCAAAAGAGCATTCGACGGATTATATACTGAACAGGTCGTGGAAGGGAACGTAAAACACGCAACTTGGATGGCGAGAAACCGCAAAGCACTCGAACAGGTTTATACCCCTGAAGAAATGGTTCGTTTTCGTGATGCTGGCATACTACAAGACGAATTAATTCAAATTGAGAAAAACGAAAAACGTTTAATTCAAGAGCTTCAAGGTGGCGGGGATGCTGACGGTTTCAAAAACCCCAACACTGGATTTGTCTACAAGTTAGGAAGATTCGACCCTGAAGATGCCGTGAAAGCCACAAAGGGTAGCCCCAGCAACGCCCGTAGAATGATGGAGCTTCTTGATGGTGACAAGGCTGAAGCATTCAGAGGCGTAAGAATGCAACAGTTAATGGAAGACACCGCTGGTAACCCTGAAGCACTCAAGAAAGCATTGACTGGTGACTCCCGTAGAGAACTTGAAATAATCTTTGGCCCAGAGCATATTGCGAACCTAGATGAATTAGCTAGGTTCGCAGAAGTCAGCGGTGTTCAGGGGACAGTTAGTTTCACAAGAGGTGTGGCAGAGAAGCCTGGAGTAATAGGGGCAACACGCAAGATGATCTTTGGTCCTCTTGACCGTCAGGGTTTCAGGATAAGAGTAGCACAACGGTTCTTTCCTGTTGCTACAGACGATGCGATGTTAAAAATATTACGCGATCCCAATAAACTGGAAACCCTTTTGAGGGTGAATGAAAAAAGGGTCGCGGATAGGGAATTTTGGAACTTCGTAATAGGGACGCTGGGATTTACGATTCAAGACATAGCCAGCATGTTAGAGAACGAGCAGCTAGGGCCTGAAGAATCAGTGGCCGCACTTAAGAAACTCATGGAGGAAAGTAAATAATGGCAGGTTCACACAATCAGAACGGGGAGCACACATAATGGCGGGTTCACTGCTCTGGGCACCAGGCTTAAGGATAACCAACGCTACGACAGGCGTCCCTTTATCAGGAGCACAGTTATTTACTTACGTCACCGGCACCACGACAGACAAGGCGACCTTTGCTGACAAAGCCTTATCCATTGCTAACACCAATCCCTTGATAAGCAACTCTGCTGGGTTCTGGGAGAATACTGCCGGGGCGAGAGTAGATATATGGGGAAGCGGTTCATTCAAGTTCGTTGCCAAGGATTCTGCTGGTGTGGAACTGTTCACGAATGACCCTGTAGATGATGTTATTACAACAGTTTCCTCTTCAGGGGCTAATGCCAAATCTTCAGTGAGAGCAGCGACGACTGCAAATATAACTCTTTCAGGGGCGCAGACCATTGATGGTGTGTCCGTGGTAGCAAGCGATAGGGTATTGGTTAAAGACCAGACTTCAGGTGCTGAGAATGGGATATACGATGCTTCTGCCTCTGCATGGGCTCGTTCAGGGGATTTGGACGAAGACGCTGATGCTTTAGGTTTCTGGGTAGCAGTAAGAGAAGGTACATTAAATGGCAAACTTGAGTTTGCGCTAACTACTGATGGAACTATTGTTGTTGGCACCACCAGCATGACTATTGAACAGCTCTCGGACCCTACTACCGAAATTGATACAGCAAAGAAAAGTCATCGTGGGGTTACTACAAAATCAATCGCATATGAATTGGTTGCAGATGACGCAGGAAAGGCAGTAGAGCTAACAGGTTCAACGACAAGAGCCTTTACCCTTACCGTTGGCACATTTACAACAAATGAATACGGAATATGCAGACAGGTGGGCACTGGTAATTTAACCTTTACTGCAGGGACTTCGACTACCTTGCGATTATCAAGTGCCTTTAATGCTACTGTTGCTGCCCGTGGTCAATTTTCAATTATTACTTGGGAGAAAATTTCATCGACTGAGATACTTATGGGAGGGGACTTGAATCCAGCATGAGTTATTTATATGCATCTTTACAATCAAACTCGCTTCGTCCTGAAGCAGTGGAGGCTCCTGTTAATGTCCCAACCTTTGCTAGGCCAGATGAAGAAGTATCATCTTCAACCGTTACCACTACAGTAAGCGAAAATCAGTCTTCTCAAGGTGGCTCTGGCAGTCTCTTTGAAGGCCCCGGTCCCTTCCTTGGAGTTATCAAGTAATGGCTACGGTAGTGGTAGGCTGGGGAGGCACCTGGACAGACATTAATGAAGCTACCAGAGATGACAGTGATTTCATCATCAGTCACATCCTTCCTTTGGAAGAAACTACGATAGCTACCTTTGAGGCTGGACTTACGACAATCACTGACCCCACCACAAGTCTTGGTCATGTTTTGAACTATGCCTATAAGAAAAATGCTAATGCTGGGAGGACACTGGCTCTACAGGTTGAACTGATTGAAAATGTAACTACGCGGGCAACGCGAACTCATACTAATATCTCTTCAAACTGGAGAGAAAGAAACGAAACCCTTACTGCAACTGAGGCGGATTCAATTACTGATTACGCAGATTTAAGAATGAAATTCACCTTTACTGTTTCAGGAACAGGAACGGCTAGGTCCGGTCTTGTATCCTGGGCTAATCTGGAGGCACCGGTACCATGATGACTTTATCCAAAGGAACAAAGGTAGGCGGAGGCGTTGGTATCGGGGTTATTGTTGCAGCAATCTTGGGGTACTTCCAGCTTCAAACGGTTATTGATGAGAACACAACGACCCAAACTGAACTGACTGGTGCTATTGCCCAAGAAGTAAACCCCATTAAAGAGGAACAAATCCGCACCCAGCGGCGGTTCGATTTAGAAGACTACGGTTTTTATAAAGATAAAGTGTGCATCAAAAGATTTCCACTTTCCCGTGACGAACAAGATAAGCTTGTTGATATTCTATTCAGGCTTAATTATCCACCTATAAATTGTGAACGTTAGGAGTATTTATGACTTTCAAGAAACCAGACTTTTCCAAAGGCCCGATGCACAAGCATTTTGATGTAATCTGGGATGCGTGGGCTATTGAATTTAACAAACTTGAAAAGAAGATGGCTCACATGGATGGTAAGCTTTCCATCATATTATTGATTTTAGGTGCTTTATTGGCTATGATGTTCATGAGTATGACGAGATAGTAACTAGAAACAAGAAAACAGAAGAAACAAGGAGAAGACTATGTTTACGATTAAAGCCTATAGCGTTAACCAACAACGGACTTATGAAGCCATCTCTTATAACACTGGTGCCCATGAGGCTGGCTCTGACAGTCCAAGCAGTCAAGAATTCTTTTTTAAAGACGCAAATGATGGTGGCAAGATAAAGCAAATAGATATAACAACTGCTTGTTATGCGAAAGAGGACCACACTCTTTGGGAATTTGAAGGATGTGCTGACAAGATAATTGTTGAAAACAGCAATGGGAAAACAACGGACATATTCCGTGCGTCAACTAATCCCGAGGTGTCTGTATAGATATTTGGTGGTCCATTAAGTTGGCGAATAAGGCATAGTGCGTAGCTTTCGAGCTAAGTAAGTAACAACTCCTCGGACATGGGATGATGCCTGAATAGATGCGTCGCCACCAATTCTAACTACACCAAAGGTTGTTTTATAACATAACCTACGGTAGTATAGAAATCCTCAACTAAGAAAGGATAATAACAATGACACGACATGAAAAACTAACGAAAGCTCTTGATAAACTTTGTGAGGCTTTTGAAAACGCACATTATCCCGAAGACGAAAGGGAGGCTCACCCGGAATGGGAAGAATGGATAAACTTAGTCTGTGGAAACATGGCGACAATTCAATTGCACTCGCCAACGTGCCCTCCTAGCTGTGGACCGCCCGACTAAAATACTTCTTGGGCTAATCATAGTTCAGATAGGATTAGAAAACTTATATCTTTTATTTCCTGTTGAGAATTATGCCCAACTCCATACTGCAATAACAGCCGGGATTTTAGATAATATTATTCCGGCTTTTCTTCTTTTCTGGGTTTGTTTAAAATATATTAAACAACCATTTATGATAATCATTGCCCTGATCTGGCTTTCAATGGAGATTATAGACGGTCTTGCTAGAGTATATTTGCAATTTGCTATCTATTACGCTGATGACCCCAGTTATGCCTATTGGTTTAACCGGAATTATTTTTTACCGCTGTCAGTGCCATACATAGCCCTTCCTTTACTTTGGCTTGGTATGATACATAAAAACTTCCTATCACGTCCCACGGCTCTCTACAGCCCGTTAAACACCTATTTATTCTTCAGGAAACCTAAAAATGTTCGAGATATATTTATATCGCTCACAGGAGCCCCAACATCTCACGTTGCAGTGGTTCACCTTGGGCAGCATTATTTTTTCAAACGAGGTCTTGACGGTTATCAGAAGCGGCCCATTAAACATAAGATATTAAAACAGGGAAGGTTGGTACAGATAAAACCTCCCCCTGATTTCGGTAAGATGTTGGGCATTAAACTTGGACAACCCTATAGATTGATAAGCAATAACTGTGTTACAATCCTGCGTGGTACTGGAATTGAAATAGGGAGACTGGATTTCTTTCCTGCGGTATTCATGATGCGCTACTTATAAGGAGATTAATAATGATTACAGTCAAACTAAAATATCCTGATGGTCTGAATTCACAACTAGACAATCAAATATTTCATCTTGCCAAAAGTTGGCGTGGAGATTTTATCGGCTCTGGTGTCACTTTAGCGACTCAGGAACGTGATATGGAATTTGATTTTAAGTTCAAAACTGAGGGTGAGAATTTTTCTGCTAGACTTGCCCCATTTATAAAAACGACTTTGGAAGAGAAGTGTCCTACTTAAGCGACAAGAAATATTTTACAGAAGCCGAGTTTGCTGATTCTATTACAGGAGAAGTCAAGCTTCAGCCCGGATTTATAACAGAACTGGATAACCTCCGTGAGCGCTATGCCAAGCCCATGATCGTTACAGATGGGTGCAGGTCACAGGAAAAGGTGAGATGGCTTCTGAGGAGGGGTTACCAAGCCTCTGTGAACTCCTTCCACTTGATTGGCAACAAGAAATACAAGACTGACTGCTGTGCGGTTGATATTGCACGGCCAAACAGCAGGGACTTACATTTACTAATGCGTATGGCCCTGTATCTTGACTGGACGGTAGGAATAGGAGATACCTTCCTTCACCTGGATAAGAGGGTGGCATACACGAAACTACCAGCCATCATTTATTCATATAAATAGGAGTAATGACGATGAAAAAATATTCAAAGATTATCGGGATGGTCGTTGGCTTGATTGTGGCCGCAATCATTAACTTTGGTGTCTTGCCTGAAGGTATGGACGGTCCTGAAATCCAAACTGCTGTTCTGGGTCTGTTAAGTGCCATTGGTGTGTATGCTGCACCGGCCAATGACTGATGGGCTTTATAGGACTACTTAAAAACCTCTTTGGAGTTATCGGAAAGATACTCGGCGGGTTACAACGGTCCGAAGACAAGAAGACTGGAGCCCGTGAGGTTGAACTTAAACAGATGAAGGCGGGAGACAATGCAAGGAAGAAAGCCAAGAAGATTAGAAAAGATTCTCCGAAACGCACTAACCGTGAGCATCTTGATAGGCTTTAGCACAGCTTATAGTGCAGAACTTAACTATACTCTCAGAGATAATTGCCAGTCAGAGCGCATAGTAAATTTGCTTCCCCATTGGGCAGACGAAATTGAACGTGAATATAGTCGAATGGTAGAGTTTGAAAAAGACCAGCGCGACAACCCCAGACACATTGACCAGTGGGGTGATGCTAACATGGGTGATATCCTATTTGAAGTTGTTGATGAAATGAGGGTTTACTCCAATGAATGCAACATCAATGATTAGAATCATCCTTATATCCTTGTTGTTAAGCGGCTGTGGCATAACAGGAGCTATCAAGGTAAAGACTGATCTGACATGCTATTGGCATGAACCTCTCACCATGGATGACGAAACAAAAGACTGGCTTGCTGATTTAGACTGGCCTGAAGGCTTTGAGAATTTCATGGAATCTGTCGGTGATGACAACGCTCTTCACATCCTTAACTGCGGAGAAGAATAATTACCAATATACATTATCGTAAACTTCCATTTGTTCAGGAGTGAAATGGTTTTCTACACATTTAGAGCAAACAAGGTCCCAAGGATCGTCATGTGATGGGCTTCCTTTTTTATCAACCCAAATCCCTTCGACATCGTAATCGGTATCAATATATCGGTCACATTTAATGCAAGTCATTATGCTCATTATATTTCCTTTCTAATTTCCCCTCGGCCTCGGCACTTTCTCCTCCTCGCTGTAACACCCAACAAACTGTGCCGGGGCCACACTCCTTTATCTATCCCCCAACAACCATATAAGCCAGAACAGGAAAAAAGTGAATCCTATAGACCATTGTATTGGGCTTAATAGTTCAAACATTATTTATCCTGTATCGTCTTAATATATGAGGTCATGGGGTTTTCTTCGCTTGCTTTTTGAAGTCGTAATCAACAGTGCCTATAGATTCTGTCCCGTATATTGGCTTGCAACAAAAGGCCCGCGCAATGTCTGAAAGATCATCTAAAGAAATGTCCCCTGAATAAACTTTTTCTGTTATTTTTCCCGGTTTCCATCCTAAACGCTTGTCGAAAATATCCATAGAATAGCCACTATTGGAGGCTCTTAACATCATTCCTAGAAGCAAATCCTGAACACGAGCAACCGTAAGATGGCGTGCAATTAAAAGGGTTTCTTCACTTAATTTTTCACTCATGGTTTCATCCTCTTATGGGGTTTGCTGGCCAGATTGCGTTCATGGCGGATTGCGGGTCGGTTTGGCTGTCCCACCATTTTCCAAAAGCCCGAATTGATTTTTTGGTAAACCCGCTTGGTAACCAACGAAAATGGTGTCTTTCAAAGGGTCTGGGGTGAGTGGCGATTTCCAGCAAACCCATGGGGCAACACTGAGCCGCTCCTATTCTCAGATTACAATAACCAGATACTATTTGTTCCATAGAGGGTCTAATCGTCCTCTCCCTTATATAATCAGCTATGGGTTGGGCTTGTTTTGGTATGGCCATCATCCTTCACCCCTTATGGTTTTAGCTTGGGCTTTCAGTTTCAGGATTGTAAAATCTTGGCCTTGTTTAAAAGAACGCATCTTAGGACCGTCACTAAAAATAGTGCTGTCAATAGCCTTGGCCTCCATAATCAGCTTATAAAGCGCATCCCGTTCAGCCTTAACGGTATTGTAGGCTTTGGCTTGGTCACGCAGGGAAGCAAATTTAGCCATGTTTACTACGGGCATTTCATCAATTATTTCGGCTATGATTTTACCAATCTCAGCATCGGTAAGATATTTAGTCATTTACTTTGGCCTTCTAGTAACTTTTCTGCGCCGACCCGGTGGATTTGCGCGTGGTGGATTGAGCAAAGCCAAATAACGTCGAGAGGCTTTGAATAGTCTTCGTGGTGGCCGTGGACCTTTCCGCTTCCGCAAATTTCGCAAGGTAGCCTTTTTATCCGTCCACTTCGGACCGCACCATTTAAGGCATCGTGGGCCTTAGCTTTTTCAGGGTTTCGCTTTAGCCAATTTTTAGATCGGACGAAATTAGCTTTCCGCCGATGGGGCTGGTTTTTGTTCCGCCAAATGTCGCGCTTACGAAGTTCCTCAATGTTGGCCGCTCTGTGTGCGCGTGCTCGGGCATTTATGCAAACTTTGCATTGGTTTAAATAACCACTGAGCATTAGCTTGTGACGGTGATAGTCCTCAATGGGCTTTACTTTTCCGCAGATTTTGCAGGTTTTTTCCTTCATATCTATCTACTCCTTCTTGTTAAGGGGTGTGTCGACCCTCTCCATGACATTTCCAACATTCAGAATTTGAACTATGATAAGGGCCTTGCGTGGTTATTCGTCCGTTGCCATCACATTCTCTACAATGTATCTTTTGTTTCTCAAGTTCGGTTTCGGCCTTCGCTTCTTTGATTTTACGCTCCCGGCTGGCGGCAAGGTTTTGGTCAGCAACGTCTAGTCCTGTTGCAAGTCCGAAATTGTCGTGTGCGCCCTCAACCCAATCCGCTACGATTTTTATTTGTTCCGCGTTTGCAGTTATCCCCACATCATCAAACGCCCCGGCAATACATTCTTTCCAATAATCAAAGCTCATTTACTTACCCTCTGGTTGGGTGGTTGGAGGGTAAGGTTTCGCTATCGTAAAATCTAATCCCTCATTTTCACAAATCTCTTTTGCCTCTTGCCACCAATGATTAACCTCGATCTCCAATTCCTTCTCCCTCTCCCTGCTGGCTTCTAAGGAGGATTGGAGGGTGTTAATTTGTTTATGAAGCTCTGCAACATTTTCTGTATTGTTCCACTTACCCATCACTCACCCACCCACTTTTGATCCCCCAAATAAGCCACCGCTAAACCAAGGGGGAAACCAAGCAACCCCCACATCGTGTAAGGGTTTATAAAGTCGTTAACGCCCAGCCAAAGAAAGGCGACCAGTTCAAAAGCTAGTGTCAGAAAGGCAATTGCCAAGCCTGATAGTCCTAAAAACATTCTCATTTTTCTGTTCCTTTCTTTGGCTTGTCACGGTAATATCCTTCCCCTAATATCTTCTCCACAAAGTTAAATAAAGGGTCCAATTGTTCTAATGTATATTCATAATAATATATTTTCTCATAGTATTCCCCACCCGGACGTTCTGTACGGCCCATGTTTTTGAAATCAATCAAATCTTTTACGGTTTTAATTTGCATCCATAAACTCCCTGACACGGTTGAGAACTTCTCTATCCATACTGCCAGCGTCCACACCTTCCATTACGTCCTCAAGTATCACAGCCCGCAAAGCATTATACACCTTTTCAAATTTAATATTATCCATTTTATCAAATGCAAAAGACTTTGGTATTGCTATGGTTTTCTCTAGATAGGTAATATAATCCACATAGCCAACACGGATTTTCATAACGTTATAGAAATCTTCAAACCTTGAATATTCATCCTGGTTCTCATAAGCTAAATGCAACAAGGCCATTCCCTTACGATGGAACTTTGGATTGCGAGGAACTTTGATATTACCACATCTGAGTATACTGCCAAGCTTATACTTCCTGACCTTTTCCTGGGTGTTGGAATCAGAGGGGACAAAGCCTTCAAGCTTTTTAATGAAATAAAAATCAGTCATATAAACACCTGAAATCTAGTATTCCATTATTGATTATGCCTATTCTTATGCCCCACGCCCAGTAGGTTTCATCTGAATACAGCGCTGTAGCTTCCGCTAAAGCTGCCATAGGTTCTTTGTTTGTGTTGTACCATTGAAAAATGCCAGACCATGCATTGTTTCTATTCGGGACCAATATATAATATGGTTTTTCAGTCAATTCGCCTCACCTCTATCTCTGATTCAGGAACATCAAACTGCAATGCAACATTAGACCGTATGTGGTCTTCGCTACCGTTCTCCCAAGACACATCATGGCTTCGCTTGCCGTTTATCCTGATTTCATATTTAACGTAGGCGCTTTCCATTACTTAGCCTCAAAAAGTTTTGCTTTTTTACTGCACAAATCGCGGTAGATGCGCATATCTGTGCAATAATTATAATCAATTTTTATAGGGCTCCCGTTTACCATGTGCCTACTATCAAATTTTGTCTGTGCTTTGTCATGCCCACACTTAGCATAAAATGGGTCGTCATCTTCGCTAAGATAATATTTACAGTCTTTGCAAAATTTCATTACTTATTCTCCATTATAATCCATCTCTCCACACTCTGAAAACTAACTCAAAAGCTAACAAGAAAACTAAAACAGCTAAGGGAATAATAAAAGTGAAACAAGTCATACGAATTTCCCCTTGCTAATCTCCCACTGTTCTTCAGCCCATTTAACAATATCAGGGTAGTCTTTGGATGCGAACCACTCTACCTCTCCCACCCCAGATAAATGAACACTATCATTAGACATATTATGATGCCTCGCGCACAAAGGAGCCGTCCAACGCCACGACCTTCTCTTGGGTGCGCGGAGCAAGTGATGTATGACCGCCACTTGGCCGCAAGCTAGGCATCCTATTTCCTTTATGCGCTGAAGGTGAAACTGTTCGAGTTTGTTCGGGCGTTTTTTCATCTTAAAGCCCCGTGGTTGCCGTTAATTATTCGGTGTGCTTGTGTTTTTGATATGCGATATTTAAGGACTATCTCTTTCGCGCTCAACCCACTCCTGTATATAGTGGCAACACACCTGTCAGAAAGTTTTGACATCGGGTGATTTTCGCCTGTTGCATAATTGCCCCGTCTTAACCGATCACCGTTGTTGTTAGCGTGGGTATCCCACCTTAGATTCTCTGGTCGATTGTCTGTAGGGTTGCTGTTGTTGTGGCAAGATTCCATTCCATCTGGTCGTGGCCCCGTGAACGCCTCCAAAACAAGACGGTGAACCGTGCGGTTAATTTTAACTCCGTCAACTGACAAATGAACATGAAAGTACCCGTCCCTATCTGGCTTTTGAGGAAATAATATTTGTTCACCATATTTTTGGGACATAATTTTCCCATGCTGGTGGCGTTTCCTAACTATGCGCGGGAGAGATTTAATTCGCCCTAGCGATGAGGCCCTGTAATGACCCCCGTATCCTGGTATTTGTTTCCACGTTTCCATTTCAGCTATCCTTGTCAGGTGTGCCTTTTCTAGTTTAGTCGCCGACTTCTTCATCCCGTCCTATATCCTCAACAGTATCTTCAGGCAGCCGTAAGTTGTTTAGCTGGTCATTGTAAACTTTGTTCAAAGCCCTGTAAGCTTTATCCGGGGATACTTTTTTAATACCAGCTAGGATTGGTTCAGACGCGTCCCAGAGCGCAACTAACTCGTCTTCGGTGGTACACCCCATCAAATCCTTTCTAAGCTTCTCAGCAGCTTTCTTTTCCTTACTCACTGTAGTTGCTTTTTTATTAGCACCATCGGAATCCTCATCATCTGGCGATTGCCCAATTAAACTAAGCAAAGCATACCTCCGCATGTAAGTATGTTTAATCCCGGCACGTTGCATTGGCTCCCCACGATCAGAGCTATCTTCCATTGCCCATTCAGGAAATATATTGACGTTTTCTAATATCTCTCCGCTTTCATGGAACAGGAACGTTGACACCTTGTTTTCACTAAGCATTTGTGTGTATGATAAGCCGTTATCTGCCATTGGTTTCTTAATAGCTTCAACCACAACCTCAAGCGGAGCATATTTATATTGTTGGTGACCTATTTGTCCTTGGCTAGCTCTGCCTATTTTACCAACAGCACCTTGGAATTTGGAGAAAGCAGCGAATAGTTTGGGGCCACCTAGTAATCTTGATTCGGTGCCGAAAGGAATATAAGTCGGTCCTACGGCTTCTTTTCCCAATGCTCGTTCTCTTGCATTTGCAATCGTTCTATCTTTAATTTCATCTGTCATTATCCTAACTCCTTCATTGCCATCATAAATTCAAATTCATCTTCATCTATATCTTCAAAGAACATACATCTTGTGAAAGCTCCGCGTTCTTCAAACGGATTAATCTCTTCAAACAAATCATCACCCATGTTAGGCCACCACTTACACCTGAGAACCACGTGGGAGAATAACTTACCCTCGCGGATACGGCAAAACTTTCCTCTTTCCATGGAAACTTTAACGGGAACATAGGGCCCTCGCGGGCGCACCCTAGTTTTATAATATCCTGGTTCAAGGTCGTGTTCTCCGGTGGGCATTTCATTTCTTACTACTTGCGTCTGGGTTTTCCTGTAGGCCCAATGATGTTATTTTCTTCCCATCATAATAATATAGATGTTTCTTGCAAAATGCCTTTTGGTAACATTCACAAAGCATCTTGAACGCCTCTAGTTTTTCATCTTCCCATGGTTTCTTTATCTCTACTGCCATCTTTAATTCCTTTCATTTATTAACAAATCCGCGGCCTTCTGAGCATCCTCTTTATTGTCAAAGACACCAAACGAACCAAAACTACACTCCATACTAAACTTTGTGTCCTTGCCTTTATACGTGCGGTTACGAGTTGTTTTAACTTCGTAGAATACTTTTTCTTCGATATACACCTTGAGCTTTTCTGTGAATTCTCTTTCTTTCTTCATTTCAATTCCTTTCATTTAATAAGGGCGGGGCAAGCCAGTGATCAACCTGTTTTACGGGCCAGTGCCGATCAGCCTCGGGGCTGAGCTTTCTGACCGGTTCTTGCCCCATAATTATTCCTTCTCCAAATGCCTTGATAAAGCTTCTATGGTATACTTGATTAAATTGGTAAATGAACGCTCGGCATTCTTGGCAGTAACAAACGTTTCTCCCGGCACAGCAATTATCTCACCATTGGGGGCCTTTAATCTCCAAGACCATTCACCATTCTTGGCTTCATAGAATTCAACTTTAGCTCTTTTCATTGGTTTTCTCCTGTTTAGATTGCCATAGGTCTTCCAGCTTTTTATTCACTTTTCTGCGATATCTCCCCTCGCCGGGCTCAACAATAATTCCTCGATTTGAAAGAACAACTTCCAAAATCAAATCAATCTCTTTCTGCATCCTATCTTGCTCTTGTTTTAATAATGTTGTGTTCATGAGTTAGTCCTCACAAAATCCTCTCTCTTCAAATGCCTCTGGATGATATTTACAAATCTCATCTCGCACTTCATTAATCGTTATCCCTATTACAATGAGCACTCCAATTACTGCCGCCCATAAAATAACGAAAGTAACAACTTCCCACCAACTTTCACTATCATTCATTATCTTCTCCTGTAATTAGCGGGGAGAGGCATGTCGAGGGGGACCCTTGGGAGTTAAGGACACCTCTCCCCTAATCGTATTAATTCTCCATATTTTCCATTGCAAATTCGACAGCCAGACCTAAAAATTTACTAGCAGACATATTCCTGTCTTTTGCTAATTTTCTAATTTTATTTGCCGTTTCAATATCGGTCCATAAAGATATTTGATGAGGTCTTCCTTTAGGTTTATATGATGGTGGGTTAAAACTTTCCATTTTATCCTCCTACATTGCATCCCAAGCTTGTTTCTCTAACCATTTAAGGTTGCTTGGCGAGACAGTTTCTGTAATATCATGGCCGCTATCATCCAGTATTTCCAACTCTGTCATTTCAGTATAAGGAACAACGGGGTGGTCATCTGTAGTATGTTCCAAGCCACGTTCAAAAGAAGCATTAACTTCCACTATGATTTGCCTACAGCCATAAGCCCCTTCGGTTTCTATCTCTCTTTGAATTGAAACTTGCTTCATAATGCTTCCATGATTTTAAGACAGGTTTTGGCAGTGATTTGTTTGGTCTTACGCCCATCAGCAGATTTAATAAAATTTTGCGCCCACTTTGGAAGCTCCGTCTCTGTACGCCACCAATTAAAGGAAACAGTTTCGTGCCCGACCAAAGCTTCGCGGCCAAGGCTCCTATAAAAAATTGCTATAGGACAGGCATCTCCACAACGTAGATCGCCCACCAACTCTCCCGGCTTCTTACTCTCCAACCATTCTATGAATTGTTTTTTAGTAATCATTTTATCTCTCTTTGTATGGATATGGTTTTCATTGGTTAAACTTTGCTTTCAGGCGCTCAAATTCTTTGATGTCTGCGAGTTCTGCGGCTTGGGCCTCTGTTTGAAGCCTAACTTGTTGTTTCTCTTTTTGGTCTTTGTGGTACGCGGTTAACGCTCTCCGGGTGTGTGCCTCCTGTTTTTTCATGGCTTTGTCGGTGACGTTGGCCAACAACCATCTGCCCAACTCAACAGCCACCATTCGTGGCATTGTAAAGGAAGCGGTGTACCCATACTCCCAGCCATCTTGTTCAGCCTCAAAATAAACCTGCCCTTTGGGAAGCATCCTAAAGTTTATTTCATCTACATCATCATTGTGGATTTCAAAAACTGCGGAACCATCGTAGTCTTCTCTAATCTCAAATTCTTTTTTCTTTTTAATCATCCTTCTAGCATAGCAACCCATACAAAAATGTCAACAACAAATATCTTGCAATCTGCATCGAAATAAATTATGGTACACCCATGAACCAAGAAATTATCAAAGTTGAATTCACAAAATTAGAGGTCAGAGCGAAAGCTTGTGGCCTTCCTTTTAGAGAGATACTCAGGCGTTCCGGCTTCTCCGAAGACCAATGGTATCGTTGGAAGCGTGGAGAGTATGATCCTTTTAAAAGAATTAACACCATTATAGAACAAGTTGAACTTGCTGAAAAGGAATTCAATGGAAGTGAAGGCTGATACACTGCCGTCAAATATTGAGGCGGAACAGGCGTTGCTGGGCGTTTTGCTTGTCAACAACAACTCAGCCGACAGAGTTTCCTATTTAAAACCAGAGCATTTCTGGGAGCCATTTCACCAACGCCTTTACGAAGGAATATTAAAGCTCACAAACAAAGGGCAATCTGTAGACCCTGTTAAACTAAAACCATATTTTGAAAACGACCCCGCGCTAGATGATGTTGATGGATTTAATTATGTTGTTCGTCTTGCTACATCTGCCCCCACATCATTTAATCCAGGAGACTACGGGCAAACTATCTATGACCTTGCACTCAAACGTGACCTTATAGAAATTGGCGAAGGCATTATCAAATCAGCCAAAGAAAACAACATTGATGTTTCTGCCAAAGATATTGTAGCTAAAGCCGAAGAAAGCCTTTTCCAAACCACAGATTATGGCCCTCAAGGAGGGTCTGTAAAACTCTCGCAGACGCTTAAAGAGAGTGTTGAGGGTTCCCGCATAGCAAGGAAGTCACCTAACGGTCTGTCGGGCGTTACAACAGGACTGAGAGGGTTAAATAATTCCCTTGGTGGGTTGCATAAAACCGATTTAATTATATTAGCAGGAAGACCAGCAATGGGCAAGACTGCTTTAGCTACAAACATAGCCCTCGCGGCGGCAAGAACTGTTGCTGTAGATTTCCGTTCTCCTGAAATGTCCCGCGACCAGTTAGGCAACAGATTACTTGCAGAGCAAACCAAAATATCCTCGGAAAGAATAAGGAGAGGACAGCTTAACAACACAGAGTTTCGTGAGATAGTGAGGGCCCAGCAAAAACTACACCAACTTCCTTTATTCATAGACGACACACCTGGGATTTCTATCGCCGCCCTTCGCGCGCGATGCCGCCGTTTAAAGCGTATTGAAAACATTGGGTTAATCATTGTGGACTATCTTCAACTTATGTCTGGTGGACGGTTTTCCAAAGGGGAGAATAGGGTTGGAGAGATTGCAGAAATAACGCGCGGATTAAAAAACCTTGCCAAAGAACTACGGGTGCCCGTGTTGGCCTTGTCCCAACTATCTCGGAAGGTAGAAGACAGGGCCAACAAGCGCCCACAACTTGCTGACTTGAGAGAAAGCGGAACTATTGAACAAGACGCAGATGTGGTGATGTTTGTTTACCGTCCTGAATATTATCTGGAAAACATGAAACCATCTGACACTAGCTCCCAGGAATTCAAGGACTGGCAGAAAAAGATAATGCAAGTGGCTGGCAAAACAGAAGTAATTATTGGCAAGCAACGTCATGGGCCGACAGGAAGCGTTACCTTGGGATTTGATAAGAAGATAACAAAATTCTATGATTTAAATGAAACGGTTTAAAAAATATGGCGAAACTGCCCTACATGGAGCTTTATGTAGATGATTATCACTCTGCAACGGCTCACTTAGATGAACGGGAGGATGGTATTTATTTCAGGCTTTTAAGAATTTGCTGGCAAACTCCAGGATGTTCAATCCCAGATGACAATATCTGGTTGGAACGCAAGATGAGGATGAAAGGAAAACATGAAGATATTAGAGCAATTCTGGTTGAGTTTTTCACCCTTAAAAATGGGCGCTGGTTTCAGAAAAAACAAATGCAAATTTTTTGCAAAACTAAAAGTAAGATTTTAGAAAGAAAAAAGGCAGGAAAGAAGGGGGGTATCGCTAAAGCATTGAAATATAAGGATAAGACACCTAGCAACACTAAAGATTTGCTAAAGCAAAATCCTAGCAAACCTCTAGCATCCAGAACCAGAACCATATCTAAAGAAAAGAAAGAATATAAAGAAAGTTTAAAAGCCTTATTTGAAAGCGAATTTTGGGAACCTTCAATCAGGAAAGATTGTAGCAGAACTTTGGCGGAAAAGAAATTCATATCTGCCTGCTCTGTTGCCAAGCCAGAAGTAATATTAGCTTCTTGGAAGGCTCACTTGAAAAGCTGGAAAGGAAAGGACGTTCAGTATATCCCCTTGCCCACTACTTGGTTGCACCAGGAAAGGTGGACGGCGGAAGTGTTGGTAATACAATCAGACTTTGACAGACAATTGGAAGCATTATGACTTGTGACCGCAACATTCTTGAATTGATTTTGATTCTTATAGGTTCTGTGGTGGTTCTAAAATATATATGGACGCAACTGAAATGGTTTTGGAGGGAATGGTTATGATTTACAACAACCCGCTAGTTTGTTCGCAATGTGGAAAGCCCAGGAACTTCATTAAACCCGATGCATGTTGGGGAAAATTGCCAGGAGTGAAGTATGCTTGTTGCGGTCATGGGGAGCGGGAAGGATATATTACTTTTGAAAATGACATAACCATTCGATTTGAAAATCTTAAGATTGATAGTGAAGAAGACTATCTGGTCCCCAAAATAGAAGAGGAGCAGGATAGATGAAAATATTTCCGCCCGGATTTTGGGTTTTGATGACATCATCGGCTATTTTATGGGCTTGGGCCAAGATTGATGGCCACGAAGAAATGCTTCCCTATTTGGGTTTTTTCTTAATGGGGGTCGCAGTCGGATCGTTTATGGAGTGGGGGCGGCACATCACAGGAACAGACAATGATTAATATTTACAACAGGATGAGTGTGGGATGAACAAAACACAAAAAAGACGTGGTTGGTCTCAAGATGAAATTTGGCCTTGGTTAAAAAAAGAGGAGGAAGATTTAACTTATCTTTATGGAATGAAGCAATATGGGTTTAATGAGATTTGTGATATTTTAAATAGGTCGCGAGGGTCTGTCTCTGGCAAGGCAAGGAAAATGGGGCTGCGGAGAAAACAAAATGACTGACTTCGCATATAAAAACCTTAGGGGCGGACTAGAACTGCTCACCAAGAAAAGGGCAACACGTTTACCCCCAAGAATGATAGAATGGTCCGAGAGCGAGATTGAAACCTTGAGAGATGTTTATCCTGAAGGGAAATGGCCAACAATACTTGATCGGCTGTACGGAAGAAGCAGGACTGCGATAATGAGTATGGCTTCAACATTGAAAGTAAAACGCAGGTTATCAAATAAATATCAACCTTCTCCTGAGATAGTTCCTTTGGTTGAAAGAAGGAAAAACGCTGACATAACACAAGCGGAGTTTGCTGATGTAGCAGGATATGGGACAGACACAATAGCAAGGATTGAAAGTGGAAGGAAAAAGCCTAACAAGTTTCACCTTCAGGTTTACAGAGGCACTTTGGAAAGGTTTGAGGCATGATTGGTTGGATTAAATTTGAAAAAGACACTGCTAAATTGCTTGCTATCTCCGAACACTTCGGCAGAAAGTTTGAGGCCGGTGGTGAAATTCCATTGCACCGGGATAGCGAAAACAGAACATCCAGAGCAAGTATGGAATTAGATAATCTGGTTTTTGGCTTGAATAAAATTACTAAAGGCGTTTTTTACGGAAGGAAAATGTGATGGTTGATAATAAACAAGCAATGGGACAAGTGCAGATTGATTATGAAACTAAAAACGGGCCAGAAGACATCGCAATAAACATTCCGTTTGAGCAAGCTCTTGGCCTCATCAACAAAACCCATATGATTGTTCCGGCAGAGCCGACAGAGGAAATGTTAGAAGCTGGCTTTAGGATATTTGAGGATAGCGGCCTAGTGGAAGAAACAATGGACGCTGATAAGCTCGTTCTGGAAGACATCTACAAAGCCATGATCAAGGACAATAAATAATGTGGATAGCAGGAATAGACCCCGGCCTCGGCGGAGCAATAGCAGCCACCAATGGCAAAACCGTTACACTGTTTTCAATTCCTACATTCAAGGCGAGGTCGCGCGGCAGAGAGGTAAATTGGTCTGAGACAGCTTCCAATATAAGTTTGCTCCCAGATTTAGATCACTGTTTTATCGAGAAGGTGGGGGCCATGCCAAGGCAAGGGACCGCTTCAATGTTCAAGTTTGGCTATGTCTGCGGCGGCTTGAGAGGTATAATTGCTTGCAAAAGAATTCCTGTTACAATGGTTACGCCACCAAAATGGAAGAAAGTTATGGGCATTGCAGGAGGTTCAAAAGACACAGCCAGAGAAAGAGCCTGTGAACTGTTCCCGGATGCTTCGTGTATGTTTTCAAGAGTGAAGGACGATGGCCGGGCAGAAGCTTCATTGATAGCTCTTTATGGACTTTGGATGTTACTTGGGGGTTCAAATGACATATAGATACCCATTTACTACCCCGCAGAACGCCCCCAGCACATCATCTTTTATCCCGGAGTACGATGCACCACGGGGAGAAATGAAACTCGCTGACGGAGCTTATGAAATATGGGGAGAAGCGGCGTGAGCGAAAACTTGGAGGCACATCTAATACGCACTAGCAAGGAAGAATCGGAAAGAGTTCTTGCGAAAGACAATCCGGGTGACTGGATAAGTCCTGATCTTGCAGAAAGAGCAGTAAGAGATGCTTTGTCCCTCGGGTACATAGTAGAGGCCATAAGGGAGATAGAGCCGATGGAAGATGGATACCACCCATTTCTAAAGCAGGGGTTTGAAGAGTTCCGCAGTCGTGTGAACACCATCATTAAGAAAGGGGGCGGGGGATGAGTAACTGTTCACAATGTGGCATTTCCATACCCAACGGCCAACGCACCTGCTCAATGTGTTACGGCGACCCCAACCACGGCTCAGACGGCTACTACAACGACTGGATCAGAGAACAGGAAAGGCAAGAGCAAGAACGCCAAGAACAGGACAATGGAGACAAGAGATGAAGAACATGAAACTAGAAGCACCGCTACCGCCAGAGATCGGAGACACAGCCAAAGTTTACCTGCCCGGTGAAAGCCCGTGGGTCAAGGTTTGCAAGATTTGGGATGAATTAACTATTCAAGGACGCTTTGAAAGCAAGCTGGCTGGGGAATATGGTGAGGCCTCGTTACACGGATTTAACAAGGGTGACGATGCAACGTTTTTCTTAAGGCCGAGGATTTTTGGCAAGGATTTGAAGTGGTTTTGGGAACTATCCCCGCCAAACCAACAACAATCTCTAAAGCCAATTTTAACCGGCGAGGAACCCAAACAATGAACAGGACACTAACAAGGGAACAGATCGAGGAAGTTTTAGAAAAGTGCTATTTCACTTGTCGTCAACACATTTCAACCAATACTGTTGGGGAGTTTGTTATCCCGGTGGACTTCATGGAAACCGCCTTACGTCAATTACTTAACTCCATACCAAAGGCTTTTGATCCAGAGGACGAAACAACGTGGCCACCTATGGAAACAGACGAGGAAAGTAAATGGGTTCTAGTGCTTCCGGCTGGTCATGTTGATGCTTGGATAAAATATAAAGGCAAATGGAGTTGGTGCGAAAGGCAGGATTTGGCGCAAAAAGGCAGAGTAACCCACTACATGCCCATCCCAGAGGTAGGAGAAGAGTGATGGGGTATTTCTCAAACGGCACTGAGGGCATGGATTACGAGGGAAACGTCTGCTGTAAATGCTTTCACCAAGACAAGGAGGGGGGTTGCCCGGTTTGGAATTTGCACTTGGACTACAATTCAGAGGAATGCAACAAAGAGGACAGTTTTCTCCACGCCCTGATACCCATTAGAAAAGACGGCATTAACGGGATTTGCAAAATGTACGCTGACAAACTGTTAATCAAGACATTCAAAAAAAGTCCGACACCGCCATTATTTAAATCCTTGGAAGAAGAAATCCTAACCCCAGAGGTAGAGACATGAGTAAGCACGGTTTGAGGATTTATTTTGAGCGGGCGCGCGTTTACGTCCAGTGGCGGCCACTATTCCGTGAAGCAAATAAATGCCATGGATTTGTAATCAAACGCGACAAAGAACCTATTTTATTTTCAGAGAGATACGGCAAATACAAACATATTTACCACTTCTGGGGGCTAATAATCAGAGGATATTATCCATGACTAATAACGATATAAAACACACTAAAGAGCCTTGGCACTTGTTTTCCCACAGGGGGTCAAAGACAGTTGCAATTTTGGATGTCAAAAAAAGGCACCAGCCAGAAGTTGTGAAATGGGGAGGTTTTGACGAGGAACCCTTTTCCCTACAGGAAGCCAACGCCAAACGCATAGTAGCCGCCGTAAACTTCTGTGAAGGCTTTTCTAATAAACGTTTAGCCAAGATGGGGAGTTTGAAGGATTTAAAAAGCCACGCCGATATGCGGGATGAACAGGTCGTTCGGTTAATTAAAAACACAATGCAAACTCAATGGCAACCCTACGATAAGGACGATAAGGAGACGCACCCCCCAACTGGTTGGCTTTATGTTTGCCGAACGGAAGACGACCCGACAGGATTAAGAATCCACCTTATGTATTTTGGCGGTTGGTGGCATTCACAAGCAAATGACGGAAAAGAACGGGGTATAGTTACGGAGTACATGGATATTCCTTGCCCTGGAGGGAAGGGTGCCAGAAACAAACTAGGCCCGTCTCCCCCCATAACCCCACCAAAGGATAAAGACGATGGCTGATTTAAATAAAGGAAAAAGCAAAAGCCAACCGAAGAAATATCGGCGGCTGTCAACAAAGAGAATGTCTGACAAGCCACACATTACGCGGGTTAAAAAACCTTCTGCCATGATTAACCAAGAGGGGGAAGAATGAGAGGCAACTTTCAACTTTACGAAGGCCCTGTTGCCCAGCGGATACCTGAATTGGAACCAGGAACGCAAGGCTATAATTATGGCTTTGGTTCTTGTGTGGCGTGTGAAAAACAGGTCTTAAGAACCATCTATTGGACATCGCCGAATATAGTTTATCGAGTAGGAAAGGTGGTCCACGGCGGTCTTTTTACACTGGGCCATAATAAACCGTTTTGCGGGACAGATTGTGCCATGAAATACCACCTGAAAACCAACCAAAAGGGGGAGTAGATGTGGTGGTGGTGCATATTCTTTGGGCTGGGCGGCGTAGTGCTTTCTGCGATTTTTTTGATCTCACATTTGGTTCCATCGGAATTTACATTAACAGGCCTAGAGCAGAGAGACTTCATAACAATTTTTATCTTGTCGTGGGGTGTGGCGGGAGTGGGTAAGATTTTGTGGAATCTTGAGGTTAAACCAACACTAACCAAAGGACAATAAATGCCCAAAATGAAATTAATGTTCAAGCCAATGGAGCTTTTTCATCTTCGTATTTTTACAGGCGAAGATGAGGAGATGAGGGAACAACTGTGCGACCTAAACGAAGAAAAGTTCAAACCACTTGACGAAGCCCAGAAATTTCTTGGCAAATTAATCATACAAGCCACTTACGCTTACGAACTACAAGACGAAGTAAAACACTGGCAACAGGTAGCCCACAAAAAACAGCAAAGAATAGACCGCCTTAAATTTGAACTATTGGAGGTTAATAAATGAGCAGAGCAGGAAGAAAACGAAAAGTCAAAAACATTTACGAAGAACCTAAAAACGCTCTGGAAACGCCCCAAGCTTCGCCCTTCGCACAACTACGCCAAGGGGAGCTATTGGATAGAGGGATAAAAAGTGTTAAGTTAGGCAAGGAGCGAATTCCTGGCAACAAGATAAAAAAAGCTTTAATGAACGGTAAGAAAATCAGCGTGGACGGAACAGACATAGACCCTCAATTCCTTCCTGTAAGACACACAGGGAACCCTCAGGACACGTCTACAGCGCTTCTAAGGCTAAAGGCAAGGAAACACATCACAGAAAGCAACTTCATAGCAGGAGAGAGCTTACAGCGCATCTATTGGGCAGGTTTTGGAGAACCCAACCCTAATGTTAGAGATATTGGCAAGCCAGCAGGAGGGACTTACGATCCGATTCAATTTGTTTGTATGGATTCACAACGGTTTGCAGTTGAGGTTTTAAAGAGGTTTGAAAAGAAAGTAACTAAATGGGTTTATGCCAGTGTTATGAATATTGTAGCACATGACCGTGACCCGCCTTGGGTTTATGGTAAGCTAACACATGCTGATAAATATGAAATATCTATCATACAAACAGGGTTTAAAGAATTATCTAGGGCTTTTAGGAAATGATTGTTTAACAATAACTATTGACAAGCATCCATCCATCAGTTAAATTAATGCAGGATTTCGGATTGTCCTTTCACCTATGATATTTTTTACCAAACACTTTAATCAACAAATATTCGCTTAGAGACAACCCCGCTCCCTTGGCCTCTTGTTTAGCTTTATGGATAGCGGCAGGGGGCCAAGAAATACTCATGCCCATAGTATCTTGAAAATATTTAGAGACACGCCCTGCGCCCTCTCTTTTGCCGCCCTTAGTCATGACTAACCACCATAATCAGAACAATAACGGCAAAAACCAGAAAGACAAAAGCTATCGCATGAATGGCTATGTATTCTATCATGATTCATCTATGAAGGATTTGATTTGTTTGAGACATTTGCGGAAACCAATAATTTCATACCAATCATCAAAACATACTGGTTCTTTAGTTTTTTTAATCTTCTCTACAAGGGAGACATAAGCCTTGGCCATTTCATAAACCTCTGCTGTATGCTCTGGCAAAAGCAAGTCCCTACGAGAAAGCAAAGTATCAAGCCGAAAGCCAATATTTTCTATTTCTTTTATTGATAGCATATTATTTACTCCAACTCTGGTTTTTCGCCGTTAAGCGTATAGGTAGACGCTCTTTTCTTGATTTCTTCTTCGTTAAGATTTGAATCAGAAAGATATTTAATCCACCTTTTGTAAAGATTTCTTTCTTTTTTTGTTGGCTGCCTTGTTTTTTCGAACTGTACATTGGTCATTTTATTTACTCCTTTGGTTAGTAGAGGTTAGGTTTCCATTTATAAAGGATTTGATTTTCCTTAAACAATCATTCCATCCGTGGGAGTGATCAATGCGTTTGCCATATTTGCCTATAATGTGGGTCTCTAATTCTTTTTCTAGCCTTTTAATCTTTTTTACTAGGACGACATAACCCACGGCCTGCTTGCAAACTCCTGAATAATTGTGTTTATCCCAAAACCAATTTGGTAGTTCTTGGTCTGCCAAATCCTTCCTAAATGCGTTTATTTCTTTTGTTGACAGCACGTTAATTTCCTTTTATTAATACATATAGAAGTTAGGCAACGTAAAATTGGCGTTCCGAACCATTCATGGTAACGCCATCTTGATGCGTCAAGCCAATGCAATGTTGATTAGAATTACAACGGATTAAGTATTGACCCAGATTATCCAGGATAACGTCATAGGCAGAATTAGCCCAATGAACATTTTTGCCGTCTTCGATGGCTTGTTTGATTTGCTCTAGGGTCATTTCTTTATCTCCTCATTGTGTAATACATATATAATAGACCACCACTTGATTGTCAAGCATTAAATCATAAGAATGAGATATAAGGTCAAATGCAACCATTGCATTGAAGGCTAAAGGGTGATAGGATAAGGGATGGGAAAAAAGGCATTAGACAGCATGAAATCTTGGGATAACAGGCAAATAACAATTAAAGTATACTGGACACAAGAGGACGTAAAGCTTGAGTTAAGCCAACTGGTTAAGTTAATAGGGCTTTATAACAAAGGGGTGTAGCCACCACTAATTAAGAGTTAACCCGATTTAAGTTAATTAACCACAATCCAGTTAATATTATACATTGTCTTTCTGTCTTCACACGCATTGCACAATAAATAGGCAAACACTCTCTAACCCTGATAGCAACTCACCCAACCAAAAACATTTAACATAACCTTGAAAGTATATTACCATGATAAACCCTAGACTGGAAGAGGCTTTGCAGCTTTGCATGGAATATTACCAAGAGGGGTTTGTTTATCTCATGGGAGACGTTGACGGGCCATTTAAGGTAGGTAACAGCACGAATTTAAAGGCCAGGTTCTGGAACATCAAGATCAACTCAGGCATTAAGGACCTAAAGCTCATTCATTACTGCCGTACTGCTGAGGCTGTGAAGGTAGAGGCCAGGGTACTAGCGCGCTTAGAGAGATACCAAGTGTCCGGTGAGTGGTTCAATGCCCCAATCTCTACAATCATCGCTGTGATGGACGAGGAGGCCAGCTATGCCCCTATGTTATCAGACAGAACACTAGCCACACCACCCCATAACATGCCGAGCGAGGCTAACACCAGGCTATACACTGGATAGAATAGCGTTCAAAAAGGGTCCCATATTCCAGGGGGTGCCGGGGGTTAGGAGATCGGGGTCCTATCAGTGTTTGAGTCACACACCTTCTTATCTATAACCACGCATTACCTAAAGGAAACCACATGAAACCCTCTGTGACATTTAAAGACCTGACTCCTGATGCGAAGGTTTTGCTGGAAGAATTAATAAAACTTTGGTTTAGGGAGACTGAGCTTGGGGCTGGGGCTTTGTCATTTAGTGATGGGGATGAGGCCCAAAATACCCATTTTACTACCCCAAGTAGGTAAGTCCTTAAAAACAGGAATGGCGGTTTTCCTATAGAAAATGAGGATTGATAACCACTGGGAGACCAAATTCGATTTAAACAGAAATACAACTAAAAGGAAATATTTAAAAAAATCCTGAAAAAATAATAATAAAAAACAGACAGGAGGATACAATGCCAGGACATACGCCAAGAGAAAGACTCAGGAGACGCAATGCAACTCCGAGAGCTGCGGTGAATTTAACGGATCGCGGATTGTTTAGTTCGCCCTTGACCTTTGGGGTGCCGCCTAATGGTGGTACGAGAAGAGTGCTGGGAGTTACGGGGGCCAGCCGCCGCAGA